ATCCTTATGCTCTTCCACGACTACATGACCGGACCTATGAACCTCTTGGGCTTTCTCTTCATTCTTTATGGTAGGAGTGGTCGTGACCTGGGTTGTAACGGTTTGACCTACAGTCTTATCGTCATTTTTAATGATTTGTTGCTGTACGGTCTTTAATGGCTTAGACATCTTACCAGTACCAAAACCTATTAAAAACATAACTATAAGAGCTACGGTAATTCCACCAAGCTTCTTCCAATTAGTCTTTAAATAAGCTAAAATGTCTGTCAATATAGTAACTTCACTCATTAATTCTTCTTCTTTTTGGTATAAGGTACAATTTCATCAACCAAACCAAGGTCTATAGCCTGTTGAGCATCGTAATAGGTATCTTTCTTGCAAGCCTTAACTACGTCCGAATGACTCATTTTACCCTTAGACGAATTAGCTAAAACATTGTAATACCGTTCGTTGTTTTCTTTTAGATCTTCTGCGTGTTCAAGCATTTCGTGAGCTTGAAATTGGTTCTCGCCAGAAATAAATAGTTTCCCCTGGTGAATCATGATCCTACTTTCCGGCATCATCCTGCGGGTGTCTGCGGCTTGAAGGATAAGGGCTCCAATGCTACTTGCGGCTCCAGCCACGTCCATAGTAACGTGGTTTCGGGCCGTTCTAATGGCATCGTAGATAGCCATCCCTATCTCCATGGAGCCGCCATTGGAGTGAAAGGTTATATAGATAGGAGCTTCAAAAGTATCCATAACTGAAAATGCAGTTATAAATGCCTTAAATAGTTCTTCATCTACATCCCCAACCAGAAACAGTCTACGCTCCCTAAGGCTGACACCCATGCTGACGGCTATTTGTAACTCACCAGCTACAGTACTAATTTCTACTAACTCACCAGGATCTGTCCTGGTTGTGGTTTTCGTCTTTTTGGGGGCTTTAGGCATTTATTGACCATTTCCTTGATTTTGATAGGCTGCTAAGAACTCATCCGTTACAAACTTATTGGGGTACTGTAGCATTAAGTACTGGGCCATGTCAATGTCTGAGGATGTACCCCTATATGCTACCCCTCCGAGTTCATTACTATGGGTAGTAGTAGTACCGAAATTACTATTACAGGTAACAGCTATACCGGTTTCGCTGCCACGGGATTTATCCACATAATACGTAATCAAGTTCTTGGCTTGAGATTCAGGGTTACGATTGACAGTTATGATGTTAGAGGCTGTTTGCATAGGTCCGTAAGCTTCGGCTGCATCTTCTTGCGTTAGGAACCTTGAGTCGTCAGCCTTGTTCACCTTAGCCCCCTCACGGTTGGATTGGTAGGCAACAATGCTATGCCAATTAAATTCCAAAGCGTAATTAACGTAATAATCATAGACAATATCCAAGCTAAAACGCTTTTCTAGCTTGCCCCCAGCATTTTGCTTGGTCCGTAGTTTGGCCGGGTAGTCACAAACAAACAGGTCGTATCCTTTGCCAAACTTAGCGACACGCTCATCCTGCTTGGTTCGGATGATAGGTTCAACGTCTTCAATACTCATTCCGGCTTTAGCGTAATGAATAAATGTTAGATTGCGCTTTAGTTGAGCCAAAGCTGTATCTAGACGCTTCTTTCCTTCTGGATCGGTTAGCATCTTAAATAGTTCGGCTCGTTTAACCCCAAGCATGCATTGCCAGATTTTGAAGTTAATATCTGCTGGACGGCCCTCATGAACCATGAATAATACTGATTTATTGCGCTTTACGTTGGCACAGATGGTAGTTATTAGGGTTGAAGTTTTGCCAGTATTACTTGGAGCAAGTACGATAGTCTGGTCGCCAGGGAGGAGTCCTCCCCCCTGATTGTCTGGCAGTAAAACCTTATCCATAACTCCAATACCAAATGTTAAAGCCTTGTCCCGATCTACTAGTTCTTGTTGGAAATCAGTAAGATAGTTCTCGAATTGAAATTCCTTGTCTTCTACGAAGCGGGTGGTTTTAATGTCTTCTATCTTTTTACCAAAAAAATGATAACACTCCTGAAATCGTTGTTGTAGGAACAACGTCTTAGCTTCTTGGGCTGTACCTTGAAACATTACAGCCTGTAGCCATCCTTGTAGTTCGGTAGCAATTACATCCTTACCATAGTTTTTGGACTCCAAAAGGGAAAGCTTAACCTTTTGTTGCATTTTGCTACGAACCAAAGGTTCTTCCGTAACGAAGTCTCCCCACTCCGTAAGTTCTTCTACGGTTGGAATGCGCTTAAATTCATCATAAAACTTTATCTTGGTGGTCCAAACCTTGCTAGAAATGGCATCTAAAAACCAATTAGCTTGGATTTTATAACGGGAAAGAGTAAAAAACTGAGGATCTGTAAGTAAGTGACCCAAAACGGCATCTTGTTTTTTAGCACTAAAGGGGAGTTGAATTGCGTCTAGATCGTTTTCGACAGACATTTAGATGGTATTCCTTGTTAGAAGTTAGGGTAATTGAGACTTCTTAAATTTATATCCGTACTGCTTTTTCTTTATTATGTCGGGCGAGCACTCTGATACCATATAGGCTTTCGCTGCATTTAATTGTCTCAAAAGTTCGTCAATCCAAGTACTAGACGCACACATCTGATTAAACCAAACACCATCATCCTCCATTAATATATTAATCATAACGTGTGGGTCTTTATCGCCATTGCGAGGGGATAATCCAACCCCAAGACACTTTCCTTTGAATTCTTCGGTGTAATCCATCTCATTGTCTCCATCATACCCAAAATCTGTCATGTCGTCTGTATCTGCCATAACTCTCCTTAGAAGTTAAAAGCTTGATCAAAAATCAGTTTGGCTTTATTTATTCGTTTTGCCACACTATACTGCTCAAGTACTTCTTCAAATGTCATTTCGCCTAGGTCTTTGTGGCCCTTAGAGGGTTCCATCAAATACAAATCAAACTCATCTTCGTATTTTTGAACCAATTTAATAGTCTCATCTAAAGCGTCTGGGTCTAATCCAAGGTATATTTTCTTAATGCCGAGATGGCGTAACAGTTGTATTTGGTGTTTAGTGACGATTTTGCCCATAGAGGCTACGTTCCCGCCAATCATATCACAGTTGTGTACAACTGTAAAGTCTTTAAGAAGAAACAAATGATCTCCGTCTGTTTCAATACCATAAAAAACCCCATCTTCAACTGAATTTATTTTGAACTGGCTTTTTGTTGGAATATGTTTTGGGGTGTAGGAAGTAGGAACTTTTTTTCTAGGGACGCGCAAGGGAATTTCAGACAAATCACCACCAATCGTAACACTATAATATAAACTTGGTCTGCCGGGAGTTTTGCTCGTAGAACGCACATAAGGCGTCAGACATGTTTTAAACCCCAAGGATCTGGATAGCCACACAAAAGAATCTACGATAACTTTGGATTTTTGAGTAAACCTTATATGATTTTTGTTAGTAGTACCGTCCGTATCAATCAAACCCGCTAAAAGTTCTAGTCTTTGTTGTCTAGATCCATGTAAATAAATGTCTGGAATGTGTTTATTATTTAATACTCCCAATTCATTTAATTTTAATTTAGAATTAGTCATTATTGTTCGAGCTTTACCCTTACACCCATTTCTCTTTCTTAGTACCTTTCCTGACAAAAATTCCAAAGCGATAGTAAATGGTTTAGCTGCATATTTTGAAGCTTTGTTTCCCGTCCTATCTAAAATTTCTACAAAATCATCATTTTTATTGACCCAATTACACCACTCTTGGGCTATCTCACTATCCATACTAGTCAAAAGAGCTTGATCAGAATCTCCGTCACCCAGCCAAATACCAAGAATATACGGTGGAATGGACAACGATTTTTCTGGAAATTCTAAAATAGCTCGATATAAAGAAAAGTGTTGTTGAGTGTTATGCTTGTATTTTAAATAATTATTGACCGAAATTTCTATTTTATTATATATAGGTTTTTTATCGTGTCTCTTTTCCAATGACAAAATATGTTCTCCATTACAAACCCACGAGTCCCCACCGCCAGATGGAGTGATCTTATATAGCGGACCAAATCCATCATTAACAGAAAGAACGTTACGGGCGTTGCCGTCTGGACCCATTAGTTGGTCACCCACTACAATATTTTGAACGGCTTTTGAAGAGCCATCCGACATCATAACCATTGTATCGATACCAAAACATTTCATAGAATCCAGAGGCCCCTCGCTTATAACAGCTTTGTCGCCGGGAGTCAAGCGGTCATAAAACATCACCAATTTATCCCTAGGAGTTCCATTTTCTGTAAGGATCTTGGGGATCCTTCTTACTTGACCATCCTTAAAGTAGGTGGTTTCACCCGTAAAGCGACCTTGCCAGCCGTAAAGGGTACCACCGGCTTTGACCGGGAAGACCACCCGTCTCGACGTAATGTCATAGTGCAGGTCGTATTTAACGGCAACTTCCAGGGGGATTCCACGGGATTCCAAATAGCGGAGCCCTCGGGAGGACAACTTGTGCGAGATAGGGTAATAACCATACGGATATACTTTCGGTTCTAATACTAAAGGTTCTTCTGGTTCTGGTTCTTGCTGAAAATCTAAAAAATTAAATACAAATGTCTCTTCAAAATTACTTAAGGTTATTTCCCCATACAGCTTGGATTTCATTTCACTTAAGGGAATACCAGTCAACACAGATAGAGCGTATTCTGCTTTGCCCTTGAAATTATTAGTTTCAGCGCAACTAAAGCATATAAACGCTCCATCTTTCTTACGTATATAGAGTTTGTCAGGCTTGTCGCATAACGGACATCTAAATACGTAAGAATTTGTTGTTGTTCGAAAATTAAGACCCAGGTCGTCTATGACCTTAAATAATTGTTTGGGTTCTATAGACATGGGCTCATCTTACTTCGATACGATGCCCAAGTCCAGTTCTTTGATTTTCTTTAAAACATCATTATAAAGGACATTATCGTCACGCAAACCTAGTAAAAAGGCTTCCTTACTAGTAAAAGTCTTACCTCCAAATTCATAGGTGCGATTATTTGGGCGATGAATGATATTTTGGTTTACAGATAGGGTGAAAAGCTCTTCGTGTTGATTAATAATACCCTTCTTGTAATCAAAAAGGAATTCACCGGTACGACCTACGCAAGAACCGTCAGCTGAACTTCCCTTCATAGTAACTTTGATTTTATGACCAGTTAAAATGGGCTTTTCATTAAAGTCCAAACGAGTATCATCTTCAAACTTATTCCCTAATTCATCAACCTTACCGTCTGCATTCATAAGTCTCTGAACATGCATAAAGTACTCAGCATAGTGTTGGACGCCCCAGCTAGCAGACATCTTGGTTGTGTTTCCACGCATACGTTCAACTTGGTCCAGTTCGGCCCTAACGTGGGCTGTGGCAATAACAGCAAACTTGTATTTACGTTGAACAGGAAGTATGCGCTTGAAGCCTTCTTGTAGGGTCTGGGCTACATCACCAATGGTCATATCCATAATAGACTCATTATTTAAACCTCTGCGTCCTTGAATTTGAGTGATAGAGTCTATAATAATAAGTTTAATCGGCGCGCCCTCTTCGCATTGTTCAGCTATATTATGCTCAATAGTATCAAATATAGAAGGAGAATTGGTTTGGATAGTGCGAATACGGTCCGGATCTATTCCAAACAGCTTATTGGCTTGTTCTGTATCATCCTGGCCTCCCTGTAGACCTTCTCTGAACTCAGTGTCGAACTTAATAACCAAAGCTTCCGGATCGTATTTATGAAGGTGACCTGCAAAGTAATTACTTAAAACACTTTTTCCACACTTTGGAGGACCATACATAATAAGGCTATAAGCAAGAGGTAAGCCGTGAGACTTCCCAAAAGTATAATTTACACTAGGTGAAGGAGTTTCGATTGTATGAGCAAATGGGTTATAGTTCTTTTGCATTACACCGTCCCATTTGTCTATTTTTGCCATCCATTTATTAGCCATTTATTTAATATCTCCAAAATACGTATCTACTCTTGCTTTACTATTAAAACCAAGCCGACGATTAGCCTCATCGGCACCATTTAATTCAGATTGACGATTATTTAGGTTAGGATTATGCTCACCAATCTGCTTCTTGGCTCCAGTATAGCCCATCTCTAAAGACTTTAAATGATGCTTTAGGAGTTCTTGAAGAGCCGCCAATTGCTCTACTACGTCCTTAATTTGAACGTAGTCAGAATCAGTCTCCATCATTGCGTCTATATTACTTTTAGTGTCTTTGAGGTGCTTTTCCTTTAGTTTAGTAGGTATTTCATCCAAAACAAGGATACTCTTACGCTTGTTAAGAGCAGCAACAGCATTGATTTCTTCCAAGCGAACAACATTTAAATATTTTCCTAATACCAAATAAGCCTTATTAAAAGTACTCATTAGCTCGGGTGCTTTCATTGGGCTTAGGCTTCCAACCTCAGATATGCGACCCAAAACTTCGTATACATGGGTTAGATCAACCTCTAGACCATCTGTTCTTCCAGGTAGGGTTGGGATTTTTACTATTAAGTTTGACATAATTTAGATTTATAAAAGCTCCCTCTTGTGAAAAATAGCGTTCAGTCCTAACCCATGGTGGAATTCGTTTACTACTTATCCACATCTCCGGGCCATCCTCCAGGGATACCCGGTATTTTGATTAAAATAGGAGTCGGTTCCAGCCCGGTTATTTTCCAACAAGAGAGAGAAGTATAGTAACATCTATAATACTGCGTTATATTACCTCACCACAACTACATTTTACTGACTTAGGTGATCCATTAGTTCTTGTTCGGTAGGGGTAGCTACCGTGACTGATTTGTGTTTAGTGGCTGCCCGTAGGTAGTCCAACCCGCTGTCCTCCGAAGCAACAGGAGCTACGGTACGCTTTACCTCGACAACCCCAGGAGCGGTCGGTTTGGCCTGATTGACTTCGCCTGGAGCTAGCTCTATGACATTATGCAGGGTAGTTTGGGCTGCATCCATGATTGTATCTACTAGTTCTAGGTTCCCCTCACCATTATCAACCAATTGTTGAATTTGAACTTCCGTTAATACCGGTGTAGCGTGGGCATGATTTAGATCCATGCAGAAACGGCTGATCTTCTCAACATCGTCTTGGACCAGAGGAGCCTTTACGCGCTTCTGGAGAGCCTCTCCGTCAACATTGACTTCAACGCTGTAAGGTTTGGCTGAATATACAGTCTTACCAGAAGAATCAACTCCCCGACTAAACTCAAAGAAGCAACCTTCCTTGGGGCTAATGGTCTTCTCTTCGCCCATCTTATCGATGCAATCCTTTACATCGTTATAGGCCCCAGCCCCAATGCACATATTTCCAAAGGTTCCGTCTAGGTACTTAACAGCGATATAGTACTTGCGATCACAGTTGAAGTTGCGAATCCAAGCTGATAGGTTAACCCAACGGGCATCGGCCTTCTTGGCGACTTTGATTTGTTCCTTGCTGGGATTTGCCCCTAGGCTGTTCTCAATGTCACTCTCTAGCTTCTTGAGGGTGTTGGATTGTTCCTCAAACGAGGTGCATTGAGGGCAGTTTTGGGTAACCATCTTGGTCTTCCAGTCTCTTTCTTCAATGCAAAGAAACGGAGCGATCCAGGGAGAACCATTTACGTCCTTTTTGTTGGTACGCTTGAAGCCCCAATGGACGCCATGGCGCTTGGCCCAGCGACCAATACTCCTATTGCTCTTAAAGGGTGGAACGACCCTGGCAACTACCGTTTCGCCTTCTTTTAGCTTACGGGCACTAAGATAAGTGCGCTTTGAAAGGGTTTCATTTTTACCAGCTACTCCAAATACATCATCGAAATTATTGTCCATTTTTGTTTTTCCTCTTTGACTTGTTGCTGCTTTTTGGGGACGACATGTCCACTTGGTTTTCAGTGCTAGGTTCAATATTAGGACTCTGTTCGGTCCCAATTGACTTCGTGTAAGTACCCGAAAACATACGGGAAATTGTACTTACTTTATTTGGTTTTACATTTTTAATAACAACATTTGGAAGTGTTTCCTTGGTATCCTTGCGTTCGAATAGCTTATCCAAAATAGACTTACTTAGGTATCGGTCAGCAAAGTAATCTATATGGGCTTTTTCAAATAGCTCTTTAAGGTGTACTGGTAGTCCTTGAGCGTCTGTTGCAACCGCAAATAAACGACTATAATCAATAGCATCGAACTCCATTATACCTAACTCTAGCGCGTTTTCAAGCATAAAATTACGCATGTGAGCTATATTGTTTACATCAAAACGTCCCTTAACGAAGTTAGGAATAGACTTACCCATATCGACGTAAAACTGATTTGCATCAAACACCAGCGTATCTACCGAAGGCTCTACATCATCGGCAAATACAGGCGTAACCGCCTTAGCAATGAGACCACCGTATGAAGAACGTAAGTTCTTTAGCTCTTCCACAGATTGGTTCTTACGCATGGTCCAAGCCGCACGAACGTTCAAGGGAACCTCATCCACATTCATAGTGCTGGCCTTGACAGCCAATTTGGCCTTGTCTACGATAATATCTATTTTATCCATTATTAGATTTTCCTTTAAACTATTTACGTAACCACTTGAAATAACTTAGCGAATGCAGTTTGGTCCAATACTTGAACAATACCAGTTTCATGGTCCCTGACAACCCAGTCGCCAGGATTGGCGTTAAGTGCAAAACCAAAGGGGGTTTCGACTTGAATATAATCATCAACTTGATACGCTATTGCCGGTGTAGGTTGATGTACCACCTGTAAATATACGATTTCTTTAGCCATTTTTATTCTTCCTTTTTACCTTCAGCACGTCCGCTAGATTAAGAAGAGGAAACACAAGACGATCTGCTTGATTTTCGTCGTAATAAGCATGATCATTCGCCTCCATTACAAGGTCGGCAGCGGTTTCAAATGAAGTCGGATTGCGACTCCAAGGCATTTGTTCGTCATGAAGGTAGTTAGCTTCCCACTTGACGTGACCAAGAGCGCAGCTTGGGCCAATGATCTTATCTTTTGAATCAACATTCAATAAATCATTAAATGAATAAAATGTATTATTTGAAACAATAGGTTCCTTTTTGAATTCCTGTCCAATGTCAAAATGCTTTACTTCCCCACTTGCACATTTTAACGCTAGATTGCGCGCTGCTCGTGCCATTCGTGTACGGATCTTATCTTGTGTAGCCATTTTTTATTCTTCCTTTTGGGTTATAGGTTCTCTTATTACATTGATTAAAAACTTAACAACAAGATACACTAAAAAAACTTACTTGTCAAGCAAGACGGGTGGATTTTAAATAATTTGCAGCATTAACACAAAATTATCAATATCTTCCATTTTTTATTCTTCCTTTTGGGTTATAGGTTCTCTTATTACATTGATTAAATCAAGTGAAGGATCTTTCCCCTTCTTTGATTTAGTTAAAACAGCAATAACTATACAGCCTGTCAAGTCTTTTTTGAAGGAAGATATTAACTCTCCTGTATTGTAATCTGGCCACTTTACCACTTTAATTTGTTGTCCAGCTACATCCAATACATACTCCGCAGCTTCCTTGGTTCCATGGTAAGTAAACAACCTATACTCCAAAACAACCGCCGCTACAGCCACTGTTGTCTTATTTGGCAATACGGGTAAATCTTCAAGCATAGACAAATAGGAGGGGTTAACAAACGGATATCGATCTAGGTAAACATACATCCGTTTTTCTTCATTCCTGGTAACATCCTGGATTTTAGAATCTACCATAATAGGAAGAACAGATCCAGCAAAATAAGGCATAAGTTGTTTACGGTACTGGTATCGAGTCAAAGCGTCAAATTTAAGAAACTTTTGTTCTATTGATTTTTGTTTAGATCCAGTAATTAATGCTTTTTCTTGTTCATACAGTTGTAATTTAGACAATATGTCCATATTTTCAGGAAATAGAGAATCAGCAATACCAGATATAATCAAATTATAAGCAACCTTGCGATTTATAGCAGAGTGAGCTTTTTTAATCTTTGGTGGTTCGTTAGGAGTGGAGAATAGGTCTATTTGTTTGGATTCCTTAACCTCTGGCTCTATTGTAGTTCCATTGGCAATACTTTCGTTTTCTATCTTTTGCAAGAAATCCTTAATATCAGTAAATGGACCAAGCTTGGTCAATTCCAAATACGCCTTTTCTCCAACCCCCTCTAATAACCATAGCGGGGCTCTTAGTTTGTTTCCTTCTACGATAAAGCCAGAACCGGAGTATTTAATGTCCGGCAACAAAACAAAGCTAGAGCAATACTTCCAAAACTTTTCTTGTATTTCATTTCTATTAGAGTTGGAGAGAACAGCGCACCACCACTGCAAGGGGTAGAAATGTTTTAAATAGGCAGTAGCGTAAGCCGTAACTGCATAGCAGCAGGCATGGGACTTGTTGAAAGAATAACGACTAGAAGTCACCAATTGCTCCCAGACCTTTTCTCCCACTTCTTCCCCAACCGTATCCTTGGCTCCACGCATGAAAATTTCTTTATCTTTAAGGACCTTTTCGGTGTTTTTCTTGGATGCATGACTACGGAACCCTTCGGCTTCTACCGATGTAGCCCTACCTACCTCTCGAAAAACCTTAGAGGCAGTTTCTTGGAATACCAAAACCCCGTATGTATCGGGGGAAATATCTTGAAGTTCCTGAATCAAACCAATAGGTTTATCACCTTTGGCCCTTGCTACATATTCCTCCAACATGTTCCGAGATGTGGTTCCATCTGAAACAACAGCATCTAGTGTTCCTGGACGATCCAAAGCTGTAAATACAGCTATATCGGAAATACTGTTTATACCCATCTTTCCGTTTGATTTTTGAAAGTTGAATAACTGTAAGTATTTTTTCGCACCAGACGTGTTTAATTGAAAGACAGTTTCAGTTTTACCGTCTAATATATCTTTGAATACTTCATCTTTTTCTGGTAAATCCCATATATCATGTAAATTACCCTCTAAATCAGGAACAAGCCTAAAACCAGGAACCCTACGACCATTTAAGGTGTGATCGTTTAGGTATTTAGGATCATTAGCTTGAATAATTTCTATACACTTAGAGATATCTTCCAATATCTTAATTACCAGGAAGTCTATCTTAATACCACCAGCCTCTTCTACCTCGTCTTTGGTCCATTGGGTTGCGGTAACTCCATCAATATTCATTGTAGGTAGGAAACTAGAGATAGGCATATCTCTGTCAGTGATTACATACCCTCCGGCGTGTACCCCTTTGCCCTTTACCAAAGATAGGGCAAGTTTTGCTGTTTCCCATGCTTCGGGATAATTCAATACAAACTCTTTAAGGGCTGGATCGGTGTCTATAGCCCCTGGAACGAAGTCTTCATCCTTGGGTTGGTACCCAAACACATGGGCTTGGTCTGTAACGCCCTGAGGGGCATCCGCCATGCGTTTAGTCAAGGCATGGACCTCTTTAGAGACCTCACCGTAAAGAGCCCTACATACATCCTTAATAGCTGATTTCAAGCGGAGGGTACCATTTGTAGAAATCTTAGCTACATGGTTCTTACCAAACCTACGCTCTAGGAAGCCAGGACGACCTTCGGTGCCATCAAGAATATCTCTATTGAATAAATCATGGTCAATGTCAGGATAAGAACCGCCCTGGATACGATCTGGAGTAATAAATCGAGATAAAGACAAATCATCTTTAAATGGATCTACATGGGTAATACCCAATAGATAAGCAATAAATACGCCAGCTGCGCTGCCCCTTCCTGGACCAGTAAGAAGACGGGCCTTTTCATATTCAGACAAAACCTCTTCCTGCGTAAAGAAATATGGCAAGAAGTCAGTAACACCATTCTTTTGTAGTAAAACAACCTCTTCCTTGAGACGTTCTACATATTTAGGGTTACTCCAGTCCATCCTTCCATGCTTACGGATCAACTCAAATAGATACTTTACTGTATCGTGAGGATAGAATTGGGCTGGAAGTGACTTCTTATCTTGAAACTTAAAGTCCTTAAAACCAGAAGCCCAATTACGGCTATTCTCCACCCAAGAACGGAACTCATCCTCTTGTATCCCCATGTTTTGATTGAAAAATTCAAAACACTCGCTGGAGCTTTTACGCCAATAACCTTCTGAAAAGTGCCAATTGCCAGACTGTAATAGTCTAACCTTTTGAACAACCACATGTTCAGGAATAGCTACGTGGGAATCGTCTGATACTACAATTGGATCCCCATATTTTTTAGCTAAATCTATAACAAATTGATTGGCACCTATTTGCACGGCTCCATTGGGAGCGTATGGGGAGCATTCATTTTGTATGAATCCCTCCACCAGACGTATATTATTAAAATGAAACGGCTCTTCTTCAGTCAAAACCTTATAACGAAAGGTTCCGACCAGCCTATAATCGGCTTGTTTGTCCTTGAAACGCTTAGCGAGCGTCTTTCCGTCAATTTCATGACGCTTTCCTTTTGCATCTAGGACCAAAAGACGTTTATTTGGATGCAACCGTTTTTCGGTACCATCTGGATTGATTAAATATAGAGATTCCTCCCAGTTAGTATCACATTTATGTGGAAATACTTCCACAATAAAGTTTCCAGGTTTAACAATAGACCGTAGCTTTTCGTAGTATTTAACAGCGATATCTGGACGGTTCAGAGCAAGGTGGCCTTGAACAGCCCCAATTAAGCAGCTAGAGCCCATAGTCACGTTCTTGGACCCAAGCTCTTCAAGTTCTTCCCAGCCGAAGATCGGCTTCTTCTCAGATCCCCACGTTTCTGCCGTTTCGTCTGCAATTGAGATAAGACGTGCCGCTGTCTGGAAGGCTTCATAGTCCTTAAAATGCATTGTTACGTGAAAGTATTTACGATAATCAATATACGATAATTGGTCTTTGGTTGGACCCTTTTCGGCTATTGTCTTGGATACACCCATAGACTTGAGAATTTCACACTCACGAGGGCGTAAATACGACTCCAAACCAAGTATTGGGGTAATCTTAGCCTTTTTAGCTAAATCGTAAATCTTGCGAACGCCAGCAAGAGTTCCATGGTCCGTAGTAGTAATATAGCCAGTGTTCAGGTCCAATTCTCTACGCAAAAAAGATTCTGGTGTTGAGCCAGAATCAAGAGAAAGGGTGTGACAATGTGGTGTAACTAGTGGATCGAAATCTTTCATTGGTTAATCAATGTAGCACAACGACCAACACTAGTCAACTAACCATTGAGGAATCTTAAGAATCCATGCAAAAAATCACTAATTCTATTGAATTCCAAAGAAACCAAAAACCACAAAGGAAAATAATGCCAATTAATCATACCTAGTATGCTTCCAGAACCTTTGTATTCCCAGGGGTTTCTATCTGTGAATCTTTTATAAATAAAAGCCCATATGAATTCAGAACTGTATATAACTAAAACATACAATATGGAGGTCAAAAACCAACCACAATGCATATTCACCTTAAGACACTCTAAGGCCATACCAGCTGTACTATATACAGGTATTACGCTAAGATGACTGTACGTTACAAAGTGTACATCTCTATGTTTTATATAGGATTTTAGACCGGTAAATAGGTTTTCAAGTAATAAACCTACAACCCCTATGGCCAGAGCGTGTTGTAGCCATAGAAGTTGCATAGGAATCACCCTATGTTTAAATATTACTAGAGATTTTTATGCAAATGAGGTAATGAAAGTAAAATAGTATTAAATAGTTTATCTATAGTGGGATCCCAAGACTTTTCTACACTATTTTCCATGATTATTTGCTGTAGATAGGCTAGAAGGTCCAAAGCCTCCATTAAGGCATCAGCTCTGGCGTTACGACCATTAAAGGGCATCAAAGGAACACCATACCTTTTAATTCCAACCTCATTACGCTCTACCATTAAATCTATAATAGATTCTGGAAGATCTACATTTCGGGCCTTTTCAAGAACCTCATGCCAACAACTATTAAAATCAGCAGACTTATTGACTGGTTCTGGTTGGTCCAGACTATAAGCTTCCACTAAATAACTCCTAGGATTACCCTGAGTTTACTTACTATGTCTGAATATAATTCATCCAGGTCTTCAGTGGAAATAAGAAGACTTTGAGCTATAGTGTGATCTGGTATTGGACCATCAAAACGTTCAATCATCTTATCCAAAGAATAACCATAACGTTTGCAGTACACGTAATCAGGATCGGTATGTATTTTTTCTCTTATCTCTTTAGGGTTTAAGGACACTAGGGACTCGAAACTGTAAAATCTTTGCGGTTGCGGGAGGAGGTTTGGACTTATTGATGCGTTCAAGTGTTTTAAGTTCATCCTCTATTTTCTTCTTTTGATTATTAGCCTGTTGACAATCTTGTTTGGTTTTAGCTAGGCATTCCTTGATTTTAATAATATCTTCCTTGGTCTTTAAGTACTCAAACATCTTGACTATCTTGGCGTCTTTCATGTTCCGATGGTGTTTTGTTAGCTTTTTCAGCTCAGAAACCAATTCAACTGAAAAAACAGACATTTTGGTTATAATGTCATTTACACCGCTAAGTTTGATATTTACGTCAAGTATATCTGAATCAATCTGTCCCATACCATTAATATTGGCAGTCATCTAAGCTGGGAAACCGGGCCAAGCAGGTATAATGGAGTCCAAAGTAGTATCACGGTCTGTTTCTTCAGATACTTCAATAAACCTATAGTCGCCAAAGGGATGATCTGGGACTGATTCCCATAGAGTTTGACCATTGGCCATATCCATAGAACCTATAGATTGGGAGTAAGGATCCGGAGGAATAAGGGCTCCGTTTGTAATAATTACCTTGTGGGGTAGTCTTACTACCGAAGCTGTATGTACGTGCCCTACGGCAAACATATCATAAGACACACCCAACGGCTTAGCGGCATTTATCTTATTTGTTTGATTTTCCAATGATTTAATGTTGATATTACTGGAAGGGAACCCTACATTGAGGACAGTATCACCGTGAGTTAAAAACAAATGAGAATTATGAATAGGTACATCTACGTATGGAGTTAGGGGTATATGGAACCTAACATTTGACAATCCAATCGTAGCCCTATAAACTCCATAGTATATATCCATTTCATTGGAATCCCACTTTTGGTCTACGCCCCGGTCTTTGTGACGGGACTTATCTCTTCCGTGGTTACCAGTGGTACAATAGACATCAACCAATGGAAATTCCTTGCTAAATATCTTAACGGCTTTTTCTATTAGCCACATAGCCCTAGCAACCTGTTCTCTAACAGGAGCGCCCTGGCGAGGATCGTGTAGGCATCCTTGAATTATATCCCCTCCAAGCAATAAGTTTAACTTGGTTTCTTTTCGATATTGGGGCTTATAATTAACCGTCTCTAATATAACCTTTGAAAACCTACGAGCCTCTTCAGTCTTGCCATAAGGCAGGGGACATTCTGCTCCATTTAGGTCTGAACCGAAGTGGGTGTCAGATATAAACAGAGTAACCTCCCTGGTGGTCTTTACGTTGACCTTTTTGATATTAGGAGGGGTCCATTTATAATTTGAAAACCCCTTATCGATATAATTACAAAGATCTTCCCCTACTACTTGTCGGAAAATAGCCTCCTCTTTGGTCTTTTTGACTGTTTTTGCGGTTGTCTTGTCCCGTTTGGACTCTATGTCTGATTCGGTAATAGGAGTAAAAAGGGTATTTCTAAATTCATTGAACTTTTTGGAACCCAACTTGGACCAATATTCAATCAATGAATGATTATAACCGGTTTCGTTTTCCAGAATGTCTTTAAATTCCTTTAAAGTAATCCTGGATGGCTCTGTCGAATGAGCCAATATCAGTTTTTCTGTTATTTTACGGGGTTGAGACATTAAGCTACCGCCTGGGTTGATTCCTTACTGGCAGCAGCCTTCTGTAGAGCCTCTTGATCTACATCCCAAAGCTCTAGAACCTCGGTACGGACGCCCGGTTGAACACTGAAGGTGTCTCCAACCTTCTTTCCAGCAACGAGAGCCTTGTATTCGTCCTTAAAGTCTACAAACTTAGTTAGGGCAAAGCCAGGACCGATTACTTTCTCGGGTGTCGTCTCGGTAGCCTCAGCAACGTCTCGAGTGACAAGAAATGTTAATTCTGACACGCTCTCGGCAGTACGAACCAGCCCCTGAGTCTTCCAACCCTCTAGCATGGCTTTTTGATTGTCAGCTTCAGTTTTAGCCTTGACTTCCCGATTTTCCTTAATACGATTGGAAATCAGATCGGCAATGTCACTTTTTAGAGTTGTACCGATAACTTCTACCATTGCTGTAATAATTTCAGATTGAAGACCAATGGCTTCTTTGTGATTCTTACTCATCTTATTGAAGCCAGCTTGTGTTTGCTCTAATAGATTGACAACATCTTTTTGGACGCCCTCTAATTGTTGCTCTAGAGCTAGTTGCTTTGTTTTCATACCGCTGAAGGGGATTTTAGGTGAAGACATTTTATTGGATTCCTTTGTTTTGGTTTATTCTTCTACTACATTACGAGTCATTCCACGTTGGACTAATCCAGCAACGCTACTTTCAGCCACTCCAGAACGAAGACCTGGAACCGCTGACACATTTAAAGCAGCTATTCTTTGATTGTATTGAGTTTGAGCATGAGCACTTGCGTTTAAATTAGTTTCCCATTCCTGTTTCGAAGGGGCTGGTTTCATTTGAGAGGTGTCGGTGGGGTATACTTGACCACTCTTGGTTACTTCTACTTCTTTTTCATACACTTCATTAGTTTCTATATTATGGACTAAAGCCTTCCTGGTTTCAACTGTTTTTTTAAACTTGGCTTTAGGTGTTTTAACCTTAACGGGCTCAACAGGAGGATTTTTTGATTTCTTTTCCTTGACCATTTGAAGACCAGACTTAGTTTTTACCAAAATACGAGGAGGTTTAGTCTCCACCGATGGTGTTGGGGGAGGCAGGGTCTCTGGTTCTTTGACTGTGGGCTTCTTGGCTTTTGGTTTCTTAGGAGCGTCAGGAGGCTTGGGGGACATTTCGGGCTTCGGGGGTAGGCTTTGAGCCATGCTACTGGCGAACTGCACTATATTGGGCTCTGGAGGCTTAATTTCAGACATTGGAGAGGGGCTGGAACCCATGATCTTGGCGGCTAGGATCTTTAAAGCTAAAATCTCTTCCCTGGTAAGGCCACTATTGGTATCTTGCTGTTTTAGACCAAACAGACTTTCTATTTCTGATTTGGCAAAATTCTTAAGTTTGTCAGATATGTAAACGGTAATACGATTTTGCTCTTCAAATAATACAGTGTTGATAAACTCTTGTAAATACTTGATAATTTCTACTCTAGATTCTATTTCGGCAGCAAAATTTGTAGTTGTAGCATGAACAGGGACAACACCCCTAACCTGTGGCTTAATAGGTTGGGGTGTCTCCTCTTCTATTTCTGTGTCAAAAGCTGATTCGTTCATCTAAATATACCCTATCAGACTTACTTCTTAAAGTCAACATCTATTACCACGGGAGCATGGATAGGTCGGTAATACTCGTCTACGGAAGACACATTGTAATAGGAGATCCCGTTTTGGTCTGTACTTCCACGACCCTCATGGATGTGACCAAAAACTACAACTTTTGGCTTAACCTCTTGTATTTTATAAAGCAAAGCCAAAGATCCTACACTTAAGCCACCATCACGTCCAACATAATCTAAAATACCATACGGCGGACCGTGACTAATTACAAGGTCGGTATCTGCACTCATCGCTTCAAAATGTTTTGTAAGTTGAGTATCTGTACCCATAAAAGTCCAATTATAGAAATTGGGAGTATACGGAGTACCAAATATTTTAACACCATTTATTTCTATATTTTCATTAATTAGCAATTTAATACCAGCATCATTAAATTGTACTTTAGTCAAATCAGGAGCAGACTCAACAAATCTATCGTGATTACCAGGAACACAAACTACACCATAGGTATAGTTTTGTTTTACAGAAGACATCCACTTTATAAAATAAAAAGTCTCTACATATGCTCCCCCTCCAGACCAATCCCCACAATGAACCAAAAGATCTCCATGGGGTAGATCTTTGAGTTCATAGCCATGGGTATCACTTATTAATACTATTTTCATTTTTAGGTCCTTACGACTTCGCAAGCACCACCACCACATGCGACAGAGCCAGAGAAATCGGTATTGTTGTCCTCTTCTTTTACTTCTCTTAAATCTATTGACTTGACTAAAGAACTTAAAGTATTAAATGTATCTTCCGTGCAATCCTCAAAAGGCATTTGAACATAAGAAGAATTGTCGTAAGGAAGTAGGGAGATGCCAGCGTAATGATTACGATTATCCCACATATACTTACATACACCATCCCACTCTTCTTCCTTAACAGATACCGTACACGATACGTTGTGTTTATCAACTCCAGACACATGTCCTGCTGCCACCCAATACTTATTGTAAGCAATTGCTCGTTCCAGCAAATCCAGAGCAGACTCTTTCTCCCTTACAATAGCGTTACTTGGAGACATTTGAGGTATAGTAACTACGGTAGTATTTACCTCATTTTTTGCATCTTCACAAAGATCAGGAATAACCATTTGTAAATATTTTGTTAGAGCGTCGTCCTTTACCATCCTGATCCTGCGTAGGTAATAGGGTGAGTGGCGTGCATGGATTCCACTAGAACTACCCACAACGCAAGAACTAGAACCCTCCGGCTTGATTGTGGTGGTCCTGGCGGCTGGACGTATACCAATAGCCTTGGCAATAGATTGATTGGTCTCCAACACCAGCTTGGCTCCTTCTTCTAGCCATTCATTTGTTACTATTCCATTGGCATCAGCAACTCCTGTTAATGAAACACCAATTAAGGCTTCATAATCTGTAATCTGCTTCCAAGCTTGACGTAGGTATGGGAAATCAGTATATGAAGCTTGCAATGTTCCAATAATAGAAGCTGCCTTAACCCTATTAAGAAAATCTTGTTTGGTTTTAATACCAGTTTGATTTACTGAGGTGAGATTGCAAAATTGACCCCCAAAGACTTGACCTACATCGGGTATATTCATTGAAGCATTTAATGATATTTCATGGCACTGTCCAATATGAATACCTATGCCAATCGATAGTGAATGACTGCCATCTACAGTACAACAGTAAACTTTTTCATCCACACCATCATCAACTATAGAGACTATTTGATTATATTTATTTTTCAATGAATAGGTCGTGGTTTTATTAGAAAAAGAAATAAGTCTCTCGAATTTAACCTGTTTGGCCAAACAAATAGAAGAACTTTGACTGATAGTTAAACGATAAGCGTCTTTAGAATCATACGCTCCATATCCATCGTTAAAGTCTACTTTACATGCTTTTTTGGTTAACTTCAACTTACTTCTAACACCAATAGTCTTAAGAAGTGTTTGAAAATCAGAAAGCCACTGCTTGTTTATTGAAGTGATTTGATACATAAATCCATTACGAGTGTCACTTGAGGTTCCATCTGAATCCATGACTCCTGCGATAAAATCTAATTTAGACTGAAGATCCCAGACGAATACTTCTTTAGGTAGGGAGTGTTTGTATATAGTTGCCCAGTTTATAAGATCTTCTCGTCTTGGAGAAAGTCCCCTCATCCTCTTTCTGTTTTCACCAGAAGCAACAAAGTCTAAAGTGGAGACCTCATTATTTGTTTTGTCAGTATTGATGCAATCCAGCTCATTTGCTGATTTTAACAAGCGATCCTCACATGCATACTTGGTATCATAAAGGTACAAAAGTGGTATAATACCATTACTCGCAGATCCGTCTCCAACTAGGAAACCTTTTAAATAGGCGGCTCTGGTTTTAACATTTCCGTTATTTAAAATAACCGATGGCCATAACTTATTGCCAACAACTAAATCTTTAGCCTCTAAACGATCGCCGTTTTCCAATATAAAAGAGTGATATGGAGTTGTACGAACAATTGAACCATCTTGTAGTTCAATCTTCAACATCTTTTGGTTTTCTCCAGTTACGCGGAAGTTATCAACTGACTGCCATTCGAAACCATTCCAGATATCTACTGTTTTACCTACCAAATCCTCAACCGGAAATGTTCCCTGTTTGGTAACAATAAGAGTACCAGCACCAAAACATGGATTAAATCCAGTAACCAACGGATTACCAGACCACGAGAATCCAGGTTCACCAGAACCTGATTTACGACAAATATCAAATATATGGTAAAACTCATCCTTGGTAACTTCACCTCTAGGAAGGACGGCGCTGTTATTTGCACGGGCGCGATATGGGTGTTTCTCCCACCAGTTACCTGATTTAGACTTAAGCATCTCTTCATCGTCACGACTGAATAAACAAATTAACGCGGCGCGTCTAATTCCCCCAGCAAGAACACAATCAGATCCAATACAAATAATATCGTGTACCTCTATTGGTTTAAGTTTACGACCAACAGCCGCTTTGAGTCTTATTTCAATTTCCTTCAAGGCATGCTTGAGTGGCTCTGGACCAGGAGCCTTTGCACCCGTAGTGACAAGAGGACTACCTTTTGCGCGAATCATACTAAAATCAAACTGAGGTTTTACTTTACGATAAAAGTAAGCATCCATCAAAGCATCAAGGGCCTGAGCCCATCCCTCTATTGAGTCGTGAACTGTAAAATATCCCTCATCCCGAGGAAGTTGGATTGTTGGTAGTTTAACTACATGTTCCTTTTGAACACTATATCCCACCCCAGTCCCAGAAAGCAGACAAAATAGAATTTCACCAAAAACTCTAGTATCATCTATGGCGGTAAAAGCACAATTAAACAGACGGAGGTTGTTCTTAAGTACACCTTGTCCCCCAAACTGCATCCCTCTCATAGACGTTAAGCACTCTTTGTCCAAAACAAATTCGAAGGCATTCATTATCTTCTTTGATAGTTTTGGGAACCTGTCCAAATGCATAACCATTGAACGATTAACAGTTTCCTCCCAAGTCTCTCTACGGGAAAGATGAGATAAATGCTTGGCGTATGTACGAAATGATACTATCTGGGATAGAAGTGCAGATGAATTGTCCATTTTTTCCTTGTAATTGGCAGAGGGGGTTGGGATCGAACCAACTATTTACGCTTTTGGAGAGCGTCGTCTTACCGTTAAGACTTCCCCTCTATTTGTGAGTGAGTTTAGATAACATTATCACTTCGAAGAGAGTCAGTCAAGCCATTATTTTCCTTGATTTATTTTAGCACCTTTTAGATAAGAAAGGGCTTGAAGGATCGCATCTGCTTCGTCATCCTGAGTACGACCCAAAGTTACACCAAATATCTTAAAAACTAAATCGACAGCAAGATGTTTCTTTGTAATCTTACCAGTAATACCTAGTTTCTTTTTATCTAAAGGCTTCCCATCTCTTTTTGCTTGGGATTTAGCCCTGGAAAGAGTTTGGTTTTGCTTACGTTGCTCTTTCGTTAGGGAAAGTCCGACCACTTTACGCCATTCGCTTGTGTCAATATATTGGACTTTATCTATAATATCCACATCCCAAAGAGCGTACAACACAGAGTAATGGATGAAAGCGAGCAAAGTCTGAGAGTGTCTGTTCATCCCTCGGTTTAATTGCTCGATTACTATAATATCTGGATTACAGTCCGTAACTTTATCAAATATATCTGTAGCTAAATCAAATACCCTCACGATGTTGTTTTTAGGATATTTTAATGTTTTATCTAGTTCCGGGGCTTCTATACGACCATAATCAAGCAACTTAGGCCCTACTGGAGTATCTTCCAGTAAGGCCCAACCTGCGCTAAGTGACAAATCTAAAGAAAGTACCTTAGTCCCCATTTTTATCCGAATTTAGATTCTACTATATAATTAATTTTTTCCTTTATTTCTTTAATGGAATCGGTATAGGGACCTTTTAGATTTGAAAGGTCGGCTTCTGCATCGGCAAGAGCAACGTCGTTTGACATGGCATCTTGGTTGCTCCATTCCTCGCCTAGAATCTCCATCAGTTTGTCGGCCTTATTGTCATTACGAGCCTTCTGAGCAGCTAGTTTGTTTTGTTTGGTGACAAGCTTGTAAGGTCCAAATAGACGTTCTACCTCTAGACTGGCAGCTTGTAGTTCACAATCATTACGCATAGCGTCATGAACGCTGTTTAGTTCGATATAGAGACTAATGAGTTTCTTTTGCTTTTCAGCATCAGGCATTGAGTCTATGATTGTTTGAAACTCTTGGGATAGTTCAACTTTGGCCATTTTTAATACCTTTTAATTAAGGGTTACTTTTGAATCGTGGACGTTTTGGAAAAGTACTTCTAATTCTTTGATTTTACCATTAGTAAAAGCACACTTGGTGATACACAGCTTATGAGGGATGGTGTCATCTAAAGATGGGTCTTTTTCGGACTCTAGTTCAGATATTGATTTTAGCAATTTGTCCTTCAAAACAGACAGATTTGTAATCTTGTCTTGACAAATGGTGTAATCAATAGCCTCTAGCTTTATCTCGTTACTAATGATCTTGTCCGAAACATAGTCACGAGCTGACTTGGCGTCTTGTTCTGTTTCAAACACCCTCATTATACAAATATTCAAATAAGAACCATCTGGTTTTTCTAAAGGAAGAAGCTCCACCATAGGTAGTTCGGAATAGCCCTTTTCGGGCTCATCTCCCTCCTTGTAAACTAAACCGACATACCAAAAATCATCTGGATGGCCAATTACTAGATTTTCATTATCCAATTTTACTTTTCCCACTTTCGTTATATACGGTAATTGTTTGGTTGAAACGATCTTGATATTCTGAATCGTGCTCAATCAGTAAAAGCAACGTATCATGCGCAACAGTGACTGTCAAGAGTTCAATCAGAGCATCTTTTTCGGCCCTTCCTAGGCCAGTAAACACCTCATCCAGAACGATCCAGTTGAATTTGATGCCAACCCTTCGAGCGATTACCTCCCTAACGGCTAGGTCTGAAACCAACTCTATTACAGATGATTGACCTCCAGAAAGTTCATTAAATGGTATTTTAACGCCTTGTAGGTCTACGATAGGGGTGATGGTCTTGCGTACTTTTCCTGTTTTGGCCACCTTATCCCCAAAACTGAAGTTTATATTAGATGTGTTTGGAACTTTTCCCAATAGGTTGTTGATTTCCATGGAGATTTCTTCTAATATTTGCTCAAAATAATAAGCAGGGAAACCATCCTTATGAACTATGGATAAAACGTCCTTTTCTATCTTGAGTATATTCTCTAATTGGTATTTTTCGTGGATTACGGATTGTATTTTGGCTTCCAATTCATTTACTGTAGCTAGTACACCTTGGATACGAGCCTTTTCTTTATCCAAAGAAAGGTTTTCGTATTGAAGGGTCCGCAAAAGCGACTCTTGTACCTTATATTGTTCTAATATACCATTTAATTGAACACCAAGAACCTTAGTTTCCTTGTCTTTTTGGACGGTAATCTCTTTTTGTTCAGCTAGGTATTTTTCTTGAGCCAAGATAATATCATCATCAAACTTTTTAATTATGTTCTGTTTAATGATTTCAAATAAACTTCTATTCTCATTACGAGAAATCGTCCATTCATCTGTTTTCTTGGTAAGATCTAGTAATTCTTGTTCTAATTGGTATTTAGAGGGAGATAAATGTTCTAGTTGGTGTTTTTTTAACCTATTTAAATCATCTAATTGGGTATTTAATTTGTTTTTAAGATTATTTTGATTTAACTTTAGGTTTTCTATTTTTATATTAATTGATTGTTTTTGTAAATCTGTAATGGGTTGTCCGCAGGCACCACAATTAACATCTGACTCCAGGTCTATAATTGTTAATTCTATATTTTTAATGTCTTTTTTGGTAGAATCAATCTCGTAGGAAATCTTATTTATCATCAAATTAGAATTTTCAATAGACTTGGATGTCTTTTGAATCTCATCATTAATAGTCTTACTGTTAAAATCTATATTTTTGTATTGTACATCTAATTCATCTAGTTTTTGTTGTAAATTAATTAATTCAATAGATTCTTCTAATTGTTTCTTCTTGTTTTCAGATGAATTTTTGATAATCTCTCTGGATATATTGGCCACCTGAGACGCACGGTGGGTGTACATCTCGTCCACATCCCTCATTTTAGCTAAAAACAAATCTTTCTCTATATTTAACATGTCTATTTGAGATACCAGCGTTGACATGTTATGTTCATTTTCTTCTATCTTTGAGTCTATATCCAGTATAGTCTTAGGATCTAGATTGTTAACCTTACGCAACATGTCAATTTGACCATTAAGATTATTAATCTGATTTTCTTTAACAAGTATTTGATTCTCTAACGATTTAATCGTATTAGAAGAAGTATCTGAGGCAGTATCAAAACTATTAATACCTAAAATCTCTGAAAGGAAGGTCTTTTTCTCTTCATCAGACAAACTCAAAAACATACCATTGGTACGTTGTGTACGGTAGGTAAGGTATTTAATGAGATTAGTGTTTATACCAAAGATTTGGGATAGCTTATCCTTCTTTTGAGCTACAGTACCATGAACGGTACCCTCAAAAAACAATTCGGGGGTAGAGCCCCTGGTAGAAACAAGGGGAGAACCGTTCAATTCTAATTCTACGGAGCTATACCAAACGTCTGGGTCTATGTTGGATTTAAGGACTGTAGCCGATTTAGAACAATAATCCAACGAAAAAGCAAGTCCGTGGGTTAGATTGGACTTACCTACACCCGAAGAACCCTTAATATGAAGAATGCCATTTTCTGGAAACTTTATGGTGGTCTTGTCGTAAAATGACCTAAAACCATACATTTCCAGTGATTTTAGTTTGGCTAGTTTCATTTACTCTTTAACCCCAGATCTATAGAAATCAGCATTTTCTATAGCGTCCTGCCTTGAACGCTCTTTTACTATTTCCTCAGCATCAACTAGACGCTCTATAGACCTTACCATTAAACCGTTATCTAATACCTCTTTAGTAGAAGTAGTCAAGGGCTTGGGATCCCTTAATAGCAACTCACCGCAAAGTTTGCACAATACGGGGATTTCTTGAGGCAGTAAACGCCTGGAACTCTTTTGGCATTTAACGCACTGAAAATGATAAATAGGCATTTAATCTTCTAAGGAAGTATTAGAAGACCGCTCGAACGACAAAGCTTCCCTAGCCTCTTGGCGCTCTAGTTCTGCATCCCGATGATAAACTACACATCCCCCTAGGGTGCCTAACTGGCTGGCAATTGATAAACTATTACGAACAGCCTCAAGCACAGCGGGAGTTGAATCAAGAAGACCAGCATCCTTAGCGTTTACCCATTCGTTAGCCATGCAATCATAAATACTGGCTGTTTTGCTTGTCTGATTGGAAGCATTACCAGTAAGAGTACGAATGTTAGCATCTACCTCTTCGTTATTTAGACCAATATTTGAATAAAGCCTACGAATAGGTTCTAGAAGGCTGGGAACCAGGATTTTATTAACTATATCCTTGTCTTGGTCATTTAGGTCTTTGATTTTAGGTAACTCAGTAGTGATTTTAGCTAAGGTCCAACCACCCGCAGGAAGGCAACCATGAGAAAGAGCGCCCTGTACGGCCCTTACCGCATCTTCAGCCCTATCCTTCTTTTCACGGATCTCTCCACTAGAAGAACCGGACACAATTAGACGAGCTATACCCCCTGTTATCTTGCCAATACGCTCCTCTATGATTGATTTGTCTAATTGAGACGAGGCTGACTTTGCTTGGGTTTTTAGTACATCCACCCTAGCTAAAACTAGCTCCTCATCACACTTACCAATAATAGTAGACTTGTTGCGATACATTTCAAACATAGAAACGTCGCCTCCACCAAAGATACATTCATCGAATTCTTCTATTTCTTGTTCTGGAAGCAATCCAGGTAGTGGTTCAGAAATAGGATTAAATACAACCGCTCCGGTAATTGCAGATAGGTCTTCCAGGAAATCTAATTGACCATTAGGCATTTGGCTTAGGGGAGCCACAACCGGTACGATCTTAAGACCGTTAGGAGCCTTGAAATTGGTAGCTAGGTTAGCTATTACGTTTTCAGAAAAACCAGTGGCAACCATCACTACGTTTGGTGATTTATTGTGTATTTGCCATTTATGTTCAAGTATTTGAGCCAGACCAACAATTGACTGGATATCGTTAATTACACCAAAATACAGTACGAAAAAGGGACGTTCTAGCAAAACACGTTGATTTGTAGAGTCGTTTATGTATTCATGATAGAATTTACCCATTGTATCCTCATAGCCACGAGGAATGGGAAATCCTTCTATTTTTTCTACTTTATACTCTGATTCACCGGAGATCTCAGAAATGGTCACATTACCATCGTCTCCTACAAGCTCGAAACACTTAATAACAGCATCGGCTAATTCTGAATCACCGTTAGCAGAAACCTTAGCAATGGAGTATTGGGTATCCTTGGCTACCTTGAAGGCTTGTTTCCTGACCAATGGTTCGATAGAGGTCTTAAATAGCCTCTCTAGGGTCCTAACAGCCTTCTGGGGACTGACCTTTGGGTTTTTGATACAGAACTCTTGTACGTTACGAACGATGCTCTCAGAGAGGATGGCGCAGGTAGTTGTACCATCACCAGCGTCATGCGCGGTTTTGGCAGCACCATCTCTAGCCGCTTCCATAATAGCATGCTGGGTGGGATTTGAGAATCCAAGGCTTTTAAAGACAGTAACACCGTCTTTTGTTATAATGTTGGGCATGCCAATTTCTTGACGCTCAATAATTACGACCTTACCGCCAGGACCAAGGGTTGAACCTACTATTTCAGAAATAGTAGCCATGGTATTTAATACCATTTGGTTCAAACCGTTGCGTACAGTTGTAACAGACTTAGGGGGAGACTTTACTTTAGAATATTGGGTAGCCATTATTAAAAGGAATTATAATACTAAAATACTACAATGTCAACATTAAAATACTACCGCTACCGCTTACCACTGAAGCGTTTTATTCTATTAATTAATGTTAGCAAATCTCCAGGGTATCTGTAATCACCATAATCAAAAGCTAAAAAGTTATACTCATAGTTAACTTCATATAAATAATCGTGAATATCTTTGGCTTCTTTTGGAGTTCTGGTTAAATAAGGTTCTTTTGGTTTAATTGGCATTTAAAAAATATCCTTACTGAATCCTACCTTGGAATCGGTTGATTCTGACTTTGGTTTGTTCTTCAATGCTTTTATACGGGCTGCTACTTCGTGGAGTTCCCCACCCATACATTTAACAGAAACTACCAATTCCTTAATATGACCAAGACTAAAACCTTTAGTTAAACCAAGCCACTCTTGGTATTGTTCTTCTGTTAATTCATCTGTTAGCTTATACTTTAGGTATTGTAACTTTACATCATCATCTGGCAAGCCAAACTCAAGTCTCCTATCGAAACGGGAGGGACGGTCGGTGAGTCTACCATCTAACTTTTCTGGGTAATTTGTGGTAGCTATATTGACGGTATTGGCAACAGAAAATTGACCATCCAAAATAGCCAAAAGGTCTGCTTCGTTACCCTTTTCAATCATTGCGTCTATATCTTCCAAAAGCACCAATAAGGGGGTATCTTTGTTAACCTTACGTATATCCTGTAGGGCGTTTTTAAGATACCAAGCGTTATCAGCCATGAGAACGATTCCTCCGTTGCGGAAGAACTCTCTGGCTATTAAAGCAGTTATACTACTTTTACCACAACCAGGGGGACCATGTAAAAGATACCCACGTTTATGACTAAATCCATATTTAAGGTAAACTTCTTTTTTGGTGAAAAACTCCTGTATTTCTTGTAATATAATATTTACAGGTCCCTTTTCGGATACTATTAAATCATCCGTAGAAATCTTTATACTACGTAAGGAAACATTTGATAACCCATCTCCATCTACCGCTACGTAGTAACCAGGAGGAAGGGTTTCTTGTATACCCAAGGTACTACCCATCTCCATCCATTTTTCCAATGGACGCATTTTGGATTTATCCGGAACGGTTGACACCGATATGGTATCGTTGCCAAGGTAAATATACTTCGGTTCTTTTTTAGGGTTATCAGTCATTTTTTACCTATTTTAAATTTGGCTGTGGAGGATGGGGTTGAACCATCGACATTCGGATTAACAGTCCGACGCTCTGCCAACTGAGCTACTCCACATTTTCTATAAAGAACCTTAACATAGGTATCCTTGCGTTGTCAATCATTAAAAGTTACTTTACATTACAACCGTTACGTATTTAGCTTTATCTCCCTTTCTTTACGTTAAGCAAATTCTATTGGGTTCCTTAGCAAGATAGGGTTTCTACGTTTACCGGTGTTTGGGTATTTACAGAGTTTAGGGCAGCTTATTCAGCTTTAATTGGCATTTACGGGGATTTACTGTTGTCTAATAGTATAGACATAGCTATTCATTGATTTATCTTATTTGCTTTGGGTTGATAATTTTATTAGGTAAGGTTTCTTTAGAATCTATTTAGTTTAATTATCTTCTAAAGGGATCTATTTAGAACCAGGGGTTGCTTTTCTTATCTAATTAAGGTAAGGTTGTTTTTAACTTTTTCGAAGGTAACCGTTACGTTTGTTACCAAAGATGGAGAAGCCCTATTATACTGGTTTCAAAAAACGTGTCAAGACAATTCTTTAGTAACGGTACTTTTTGTTGTAAGTGCCCAAGGTTCCTACCGAAAAGTTACTTTTCTTCTTGACTTCTATTGAAAATACCGGTAATATACCTTATATGAACAACAAAAAGCCTTTACTGGTTAACTTTATAGGGGCTCCAGCCAGTGGTAAGACCACCGTAGCTGCCCTCACCTTCGGTGCTCTTAAGGAAGCTTCGGTACCCTGCGAACTGCTTACAGAGGTAGCGAGGAAACACATAGTTGGTCTTAAATATGTTAATAGGTGGAGCAATCCCCCCTGGAATGGTATTTTAACCGATAGAGACCAGAACGATATCTACATTGGCGAACTCTACCAAACAGAACGCTACGTTACGGTTTGTTCCCCAGAAACTGTTATAATTAGTGATTCCAGTCCAATAAATGCTATTATTTATAACCGTAGGTTGTCTAGTGACAAAATCATAATTAACGACTGGTTAGCTTACTGTAATCCCTTGTTCTTCTACTCCACCCCGGTACCTAATAATTTGGACACCTTGGACTCCAACCGAGTCCACTCTATCGAACAAATACACAATGCAGACCGGGAGATCCCCGGAATTATAGAAGAGTTAGGGTTGGAAGTTATTACCCTTAATGGTAATTCCAACCAACGCCAACTTCAATGTCTTCATGCAATATATGACAGGTTGGCCTAAACCAGTTGTTATCAATAGTAGAACCCACCAGGGTTAATATAGATGAAAACGCTCCCATAGATGCCATTCGTAAGTATTTGGCATTTAAAGACATGGGTGTTTTATATCAAATAAAACAATTTAAAGCCAACAAGTGGTTATTGAAGAAAATAACCAACGAAGAGTGGAGTGAACGCCTACACTCCCTAGAGGCTCAAGTTGACCGTTCTGCTTTGTTTGAAGACTCGAATGGGTACTACACCTATAGTGGTTTAGCTGAAGATTTATCCCAGCAGTTTGGGCTGCATTTAACCAATACAATTAAATACACCAAACCAACTCCGTTGTCTTGGACCCATACTCCTCCAGATTTAAGGTACTTTCAAGAGGATGTAGTTAAGTTGTTTCTACAGCACAAACACGCTGCGGTTAATCTTGCCGTAGGTATGGGGAAATCCTACATAGCCCTACATATAGCCCAAAGGCTAGGATTGAAAACCGTTGTAATGGTACCCTTTTCAGCTATAGCAAACCAATTGTACGCTACGTTCACTAAACATCTCGGTAAATATAGGGTGGGCATGTTTGGGGACGGTCGCAAGGACACCAGTAAACTCATAACCATAGCCGTGGCTCAATCGTTGGTTAGGGTCGAGGAGGGAACACCCGAATGGGACGACCTGCAAGGGGTCAAGGTGCTCGTTTCAGATGAGTCCCATATGAACCCAGCCTCAACCCTGGAGGGTGTCTGTATGGGGCTCCTACGCAACGCAGAGTACCGTTTTGCTTTGTCTGGTACTCAGCTGCGTAGCGATGGTAGCGAAATTGTCCTTAAGGGTCTAGTAGGGCCTATTGTTTACAGTAAAAACATACAAGACGGAGTTAGAGAGGGTTTTCTAGCCAAACCCAAGTTTATTGTATATCGCTATAACAGCCAAGATCCCTATCGCTCTGCCGATACCAACAAGATGACCCAAAAACATTTATACTTAAATCCGGATATAAACACCCTGGTTGCCAATATAGTAAACATCAGTTCTGGCAAGATGGGTCAGTCCGTTTTGGTGTTAATTGATGAGTTTGGTCAATTTAATATGATTTACCCTCAATTTACATCAAATTTCAAATTTGCCCATGGGGGAGCCACCAAGGCCAACAAAAAACACATTCCTCCTGAATTCTGGAAATCAGAACCATTGGATTTAATTGAAGAATTTAACCAGTTAAAGTTTCCGGTAATGGTTGGAACCTCTTGTTGCTCAACCGGAGCTGACTTTAAGGTGCCCAAAACCGTTATTTACCTAAGAGGGGGAAAGTCTGAAATAGATTTCACCCAAAGTCTAGGTAGAGGAGTAAGGAAATTTGATAATGGTACTTATAAGAAGGACTCCTTCACCTTTATTGATTTTTGGTGTCGGAACGTACCAGCCTTGGATCGTCACGCTAAGGCCAGAATAGCTTATATGAAAGCTATTGGTGGGGATATAAAGATTATTGATATTTAAATAAGATACTTGACAATTGCTTTCTTTAGTATATACTGGTAAAAAAAATGAATATCGAACTAAAATTAATAGGTTATCACTTAACGGATGGTTCCAAGAAGGAATTTGAATGTCCTGGGTGTGGACTTTGGTATCCAACTAAAGAAAAAACCCTTAACTGTATCAAAAAGTTCCATTCAATGTCTAATGATTGGGAATACAAGAAGATAGAGGCTAATAATGGAGATATACTCCATATGGCTCAAGGCGTTGCTTCCAAGCCCAAATCAGAAGAAATTACCGATGAGTTCGACATAGTTAACAGTATGGCTAGTTCAGGAGAAGTTCCCCCAGAAGTAGTCAAAATACTCAAAAACCGTATACCTAAAAAGGCAACAAAAGGAAAGAACGAATAGATATTAATGGCTTCATCTCAAGACCAGCATTTTGCTAACTTTCAAAAGATACTATCCTCCAAGATAGTTGCCTATGGAGAGCACCAAGGCTCTGAAAAGGACTTTATTAAGTCTCAAAAGAAGCAAGTTCTTAAGCTTTCAAAGCTGGAAGAGATGTTTCGTAAGGAACTATTACGAACTCCTCATGGTTTGCAGGTCTACATGGAATTTATCAACTTCATTAGGGATGACCGAAAGAATATATTAGATGCCAGACCTTACTTTCGTATAAGACAAGACGTGTTCACCAAGAAGGTATCCCCAGCCTTACGAACCAGGGATCCAAAGAACATACAAAAGTGTCATTTTAACTTTACCTTTATTTCATTTGCCATGAAATATGTAGTGTTATCACCCAATGACCCATTAACAGATATTTACGAAGAACTTAAAGAAGTAAGGAATAAGCTAATAGAAGTGAACACACCTTTGGCAATAGCCAGAAGCAGCCAATTCTATCGTAAAACTAAAAGAAATCACTTAACCCGCATGGACCTAATCCAGGTGGCGTTGGAAGGTTTGACTGCTGGAATAGACAAGTTTTGCGGTATTTACGACAATACCAAATACCGTCATATGCTTATAGGCAGAATTACGGGCAATCTAATTGAGGCTTATTGTATTGACGAAAACACAATATTAAACCCAATAGGCCAGCCTCCAAAGAAGATTTCAGAGTTTATTCCTGGTGATAAGATTTTAGGAATTGATGATTCTGGGGCTATTATAGAAACAGAAGTTGTAGCATTACACGATCATGGCGTCGTGGACGGCTATGAGGTTGAATTTGCCGATGGGTATAAGATAATATGCTCAAAAAATCACAAATTCCTTACAGAAGAAGGTCAAATCCCAATTCACGAAATAGTATCCAGAGGCTTGGGTGTGCTTTGTGAGCCCACCAATGAAAACTGGTGGTTGGACAACTCATTGCCAAATGGTTCTACCGTCCAAGAGAAAGATGTATGCTCACAAAAAAGTATGTCCAATCTGCAAAACACTGGTATACGAGACCCGGCGCTCGAATGGGCTGAAACTAACCTTACATCAAACTCTAACCGAAGGATGGAAAAGTCTGTGCGGTCAGACTTTTCGAACACGTCGATTGTTTTACAGTCACAGAAAAAACTGTCAGGTTTGTCAAAAAGCCATATTGGAGGGACTTGTCGCAAGGGCCAAGAATTGGCGGAACAAGAACATGGAACGTGTTCTAGAGCACATGCGGAATATTTCGATAGCATTTCAGGAGTCTTTACAAAAAAGACCAGACCTAAAATCGAAACACACAGAAAAGGTGAAACAAGCTTCCATGGAATGGAGGTCGAAGAATCCAGAGGAATTCATCCTCAACATGAAAAAAGCCTGGGCCGCTCAGAAACCATCCAAGATGGAAGCGTGGTTACGGTCAAGCGGAACTATAACCTGGGACGATGTTCAAATCAGATGCGGAAAGGAAAGAAAGCAGGTGGACTTCGTTTCTCCGGATCACAAAATATGGGTAGAAGTGGATGGGAGCTTTCACTTCAAAGAAGTATCGACGAAGCCGTTGAAGCAGAGATTGCCAAAGATTCAGCAACGGGATGCCATGTTGAAGACGGAGGCCCTATTGAGGAAAGATGTGACTTTGATCCGATTAGCGGCGGATTGTTTCTATGCGACTGGCATACTAAAAGAGCCTTGGAGGGTGTGGCTATCAAACATGCTCCTCTCACCTCGACCAGGGGTTTGGTGTTGCGGAAAGTTGTACGATTTAGCCCCATGGGCACAAGAAGGATGTACGATCTTGAGGTCGCCCACCCCAAACATAACTTCCTTTTGCCTAACGGAATAGTTACTAGCAATTCCGAAACAATGGTTCATTTTTACCCAACAGACAAGAGAAAACTGTATAATGCAAACAAAGTAATGAATAAATGTCGTACAGAGGATTTTCAAGAAATATCTGCCAGGGTAAATGATTTAGCTAAAGAGCATTTATACACCACTACCCCAGAAGAAGTAACACATTTAGTGGCAGCTAGTAATCTAATTAATGCCGACTTCTCACCTCCCGCCCATTCCGGTGATAACCAAACCAAGACTATACAAGATACGATGCAGTATGCCGATGTACCGGAAAAACAACCAGATATAGGTTATGAAGCACATGAATTGAGCGGCAAGTTAGCACAAGCAATACGCAAATTAACAGTATTTGAGCAAAAACTACTAAGACTCAAGGGAATGGAATTTTAATATGGACAAACCTACTTTCGTTATAGATAATTTTACAGACGCAACGCCTGCTCCGGAATGGTTTAAATCACCTGAAGGTCCAGTTAATGGACAAACCAAAACTGTAGCTTTTACAGTGAATGGACAAATAGCGGTAGAACCTTTTCAGGCCACCACGACCCTTAAGACTGTTAAGAGGGGTGGTTTGAGGGTGTTAGACCAAACAATTAGCCTTATTAAGACCAAAGCCGTATTTGACTACAAGGATTCAGATCTAGAGGTTTGCAGAGGAGGAAGTATTTATCTCAAGGGGAATGTAGGATTCCAAGCTTGGGCCAAACAGGTTTATGAATACGAGGGGATTAAATTCGTATTAGTTCCAAAGACTGAAATCGTAATGGTTAACAATAATGGCTAATTATTTAGTAGTTGGAGATTATCATGCGGTAGCTACGGAGTTGGACGAGTGCGCTCGTCTGATGGAGCGAATTTACAAACTCCAAGAAACCGATAAGTGGGATGGTATTGTATTCTTGGGAGACCAATATCACTCATTTGCTAATATAAACGCATATGTAATGGATTTTTGGACTAAATCATTTTCTGAACTAAAGACAAGATTTAAGGATGTGATAGCTCTGGTTGGTAATCACGACCAACCTGGAGACAATACGGATGAAGTCAAGATCCACTCCATGATTCCTCATAAATCACAAATTACAGTAATAGATAAGCCAACTATTATAGATAATATGCTGTTTATGCCTTATTATCACAAGGAGGAAACTTGGTTGAATCACTATAATGAGCAAAATCACTCTTCATTTCATACAGTTGTAGCACATCAAACATTCCAAGGGTGCATGTACGAAAACGGATTTTACGCCAAAGATGGTTTTGGTGTAGAAAACGTCCAGCACAATATAATCAGCGGTCACATTCATAAATTCCAAGATCTACGTAACAATCAACATCCATACAAAATGATTTATCCTGGAAGTCCCCGTTGGAGAAATGTCAGTGATACAAATGAAGGTAAATCTCTTTTTGATTTACATGTAAATCAGGATACTTTCCAACTAGCAGAAGCGTTAGATACAAATGAGGTTTGCTCTAAAATGCATCATATTGAGTTTGTCGAACCAGAAAGCACCAACAAGTTTCTTCCTAAAATTAAGGATAACGATAGGATTGTAGTGGATATTAAAGGTTCAGAAGCTTATATTAAGTCTGTTTTACCAGAAATATCTACCTGGGCTACTAGAATCAGGGTGTTTCCACAAAATCAAAAGAAGGTAACCGTTTCCGAGCAAAAATCCATAGAGGAGAGCTTGAAGGATTTTCTTTCCAACATCAAGGCCCCCAACGGAACACATCCAGACTGTTTATTAAGTAACGTAAAACGGAGGTTACATGCAGAGGAAGAATAGAGAAGAACCAGAAGTAACACCTCAAGCTAAAGAGATTATTACCAAGATAAAATTGGCAATGGATCTCTTTAGACGTACAGGTGTCTTACACGATGTGCTAGCAGAACAATTAAAGCATTTATGTAGGTTTTATCTATTGGACCAAATATCCAGACTAGACCGTCTTGAGTTGGATTACGATTTGGAGGATCCCGATTACCCAAGGAAGGTAATCTTTATAGTAAACTCACCTTCAAAAACCATTAAATGTCCGCCGTTATTAAAGAAATTCACTAAATACTTACTTGGTGAAGAGTTCAAAGTAATGGTAAAAGTAGAAAAGAAACCTTAAAATGACCACCCTGACCCTCCCAGATTCAAAACTAGCTCTATTGAGCGAAGGTGAACTAAAGGAATACGAAGATTTCCAACAATCGTTCCAAATGCCGCTGGCATACGATGTTGCGGAGGGATTCTACAAGACATTCGAAAAAGGTCGTACCTGCGAAGAGATATGCTCTGCAAACCTAGGTGTGGGGCTTGGATCTGTACTTGACGCTAGGATTAGGTTTAATTGGGATGCCCGGCGTGGACGCTATGAGTCTATGTTGGAATCTACCATGAAGTCAAAGTCACTTCATTCTCAGGCTACTGCTCTGAGTTTCGTTTCAGATCTTATAAGTGTAACCCAAATGAAACACCAAGAAGCCATTAATAACTATATGGCCACCAAGGATCCTAAGTTCTTAGAAAATACAATACAAATAACCAATGTTAGGGATTACAAATGCCTCGTGGAAATTCAAATGTTACTTTCTGGCCCTCCCGGTGGCCCCATACCGGTTCCCGGCAATACAGTTGTATATAATCAACAATTAGTAAATATGCCGGGAAATGGTCAGCCTCCCATTACGGTAACAATTGAACCCGAGGACCACCGTAAGTTCTTAGCCGAAAAGGCAGAAGAAATCAGCAAAGCAGACGAGGAGAGGGCTCGTGTAGCGGCAGCTGTAAGGAAACACAAAAAGAATGCAGAATCAGAGAATGGCTAGTAAGAAACCAGTTGCAATAGCCCCCGCAGACCCTCTTAATCAATCCAAAGAGCGTCGGTATCTGTTTGTTCCTTGCCAATCCAAGAAGGAACTCAAAAACTGGATCCGAGTCTATTTGGGTTTAGATTATCCAGACGGAAGAGTAGATCCTTCTTCTAATTCAGATCCAATGAGTTTGCTTTGGGAATTATACAGTGCGGCTGTAGATCCAGACAGAGAATGGGAGCGTTTATTGGGGTATGCTTCACGATTCTCGTTTAAGACGCTATCCGCCTCTATTTTGGAGTTATTGTTTTTGATCCATCATGGTCGCAACATAGCCCATATGGCTGCCCTAGAAGCTCAAGCCCAAAACTCTCAAGAATATATCAAGAAGTTCCTTAAATTACCTATATTTAATGGATTCTTATTAAAAGATAACACTCGCGAGCTATTCTTTAGTCGTTACTTAGATCCAGTAACAAACATGTCCTTTACCGAAAAGGAAGTACCTCTCCTACCAACAGAAATAAGGGATAGGCTACAAAATTTAGTAAATTACATTAAAATCATTGTTGCCACTACGGCTTCAGCTAATGGTCTGCACACCAATCTGGTTGTATTGGACGAAGTAGATCTTATAACAAATAAAGAAGCCTACAATGAAGCAAAACTCATACCAACCGAAGAAAAGGGTTTTAGACCTATAACTTTTTTGACTTCTACCCGTAAATACTCTATTGGTTTAGTCCAAAAAGAAATAGACGCAGCGGCTGAAACTGGTCTTGAGGTAAGACACTGGAATATTTTAGACGTTACCGAGCGTTGTACAGAGGCTAGACACCAACCAACCAAAACCAAACTACCTATATATCGTTCTCAGAAACTACTCAAGGCTATTTCAGAAGAAGACTTTGAGCGATTGGATATAGCTTCCAAAGAAAAATACGTAAAAGATGAAGGGTATTGGGGGTGCTTGAATGAATGTAAGTTATTTGCTGCCTGCAAGGGGAACCTAGTCAAACAAACCAATGGTTCTTCTATATTGAAGTCTATTGGCCATATTATACAACAGTTCTCTATTAATGACCCAGAGAGAGCTAACGCTCAATTGCTTTGCAATAAACCCTCCAAAGAGGGTATGATTTACCCAAATCTTGATGCAGAGATCCATTTTAAATCAGCCCAGCAAATTGCCAATATGATTACGGGGGAGGAGTTCCCAGAAAAATACACCCAAAAAGAACTAATAGGATTGGCTCAATCTCTAGATTGTAGATTCGTGTCTGGTATGGATCATGGCTATACCCATAACTTTGCGGTATGTACTGGATTCATATATGGTAATAAGTTATTTATGATTGATTCTTTTGCTGTTCCAGAACTAGAAATAAGCCAAAAGATCAATTTGTGCAACGATCGTATTAAACACCTAGACCCAACTATATATCCAGACCCAGCCGATCCGGGTTCCAGGAAGACTTTTATTAATCACGGATACAAATGTAAGGAATTCAAAAAAGGTCCCGGTTCTGTATTGGAGGGTATCAATGCAGTTAGAACCAAACTCATGCCCTCTTTAGGTAGGGAACCAGAGGTTTATTTCATTAAGGACAACGATGGTGTATTGAATTTATTTGGAGATCTATCTAAATACCATTGGATCGTAGGTGTAGACGAAAAACCAACAGATGTTCCAGATGACGATAACGATGACAGTGCTGATGCCTTTAGATATCTTATTATGAATGAGTTTCCACTCAAAAAGAAGAACAGAAACGCTTCGGAAGGCTCCGAATTACCCTATCTTTACCAAGAAAAGCCAATTTCCGAGCCTACTGTTGAGAATTTCATCACAAATCGCCTAGAAGCACTGGGAGTTTCACGTTCAAATGAAGATTTAGACCAAAATACCAACAAAAACGACTCCAAGTCTAGCATAAAGTGGAGATTTTAATCGTAAAATAGCCAAAAGGCCCGCAATTTTAAGGAAATATGGCTACTTTCAACGAACAATCCAATATTCAGTCGTTTTTCGACAACCCCAGAGCTATCCCCCAGCAATTTGCCTTTAATACTATTCAAAATATAGTAAATTTACCGGTAAATAATCCCACTGAGGTTAATTTAACCGTTCAGGCTGGATCTACTCTTTCCGCTTTCAACACATCTGTAGCTACCTCTATAGATAGTACTACTGTTTTTAGTCTTTCTGCCAATCCAATCATCTCTGGTACTTATAGATTTACCAACACGGGAGGTACGGCTCCTGCCTTTAGGACCGATAGGGGTCTTGCTCTTAACGGCCAAACCGCTTCTATTTCAACCAATACAAATGGAAGTGTTACTTTTTCTATTGTAGCTGGCTCTTTGGCGGCTCTTCAGGTCGGTGATTCTCTATTCATCCCCGGATTGTCCACTGGAGACGCTACGGGACCGTTTAATCCATCAAATGAGGGGCTTTGGACGGTTACCTCAACCGGAACCCTATCTGTTACCCTGGTGCGTCCTGGGACGTTCAGTGCGTACTCCCAAGCTGGAGTAGTTATAACCTCCAACAGTCAAGTCCTCGGGTACTCATCTACCGGTGTTCAAATTGGTAATTTAGTCGATATACTAAGTGGGTTCAACGCTTATACCACAGGTACCTACACTGTAAGTCAAGTAACTCCTGGTTGGGTAGAGGTACAATCAGCTCAAGCCCTTCCTCCTCAAACAGGGATTATGCCCGGTGCTTCTGGAATGAATTTTTACAGTGGAGCTAAACGCTGGATTAGGGTTCAAGTTAATCAATCAGCCGCCTTACAGTTAAATGGAGATACCACCATAGACACCCGTTTGGATCCAATTGTAATACAAGATGGTTCTCAATATGCCTTTATGGAAAAAATAGGTTCTGTATTCAGCCTATCAATTGTAAATCGCTCTCTTTATTCAATGGCAGTACGAATTATGAGTTTTGAATAAAGGATACCTACAATGGCCAAGAAAAAACAACCAGAATTAAATGCCCTGGAAGAGGTTCTGAGTCTAAATAAGACAGAAGTTGGTCCTCATCTGGGGAAACGCTTAATTACTGCTTTGGAAAATACAGTAGAATCAGATGTTAAATCTGTTAATCGTATAGGTTTTACTGTAGATCCGGTATCTGAGTCCCAAAATTCTTACTCTACTATTTTCGTATACAAACCCCAATTCCTCTTAAGCGACATAATGCTTAAAAGGGTCGCCAGGGGAGATGAACTTGTAGCTGCCATAGCTACTGCCCGCTCAAACATGCTTGGTAGCTTTGGAGCACCAAGGGCGGATCGGTTTTCGTTTGGTCATAAAATTGTAATTAAACCAGAACTGGCCCATGAGTTAGATCAAGACACAAAGGATGGTTTAAAGAAAAAGGTAGACGTTGTTGTTGATAAATTGGTAAAATGCGGTTCAGATCTTAAGGATGGAGACCATCTAAGCCTACGAGAGTTCCTGCACATCCAAGCTCGCTCAGCCATTATTTTGGGTAGATTTGCTACGGAGCGCATTTACAGGGATAATCCTTTTACTAATAAGAAGGAATTCTTCGCCTTCCGCCCTATAGATGCGGGCACTATATATGTAGCTACCAATCAACAACGGGCAGCAGCTAAGATCCGGGAAGAAGCCCGCAAGACCCTTAAAAGACTACGTAGGGACAAGCATATAGATGAAACTTTCGAAATAGACCGTTTCGAAAACGATGAATATAAATGGATTCAAGTAATTAACAATCAACCCAAACAAGCATTTACTGATGATGAGTGCTGTGTAATTAATTGCTATCCCGTTCAAGACTTTGAGTTGTGCGGGTATCCCTTAACTCCTATAGATACGGTTATTTCGGCTATTACCACTCACATTAATATCTCTGTATGGAATAAAGGCTATTTCCAGAACGGAAGAGCCAGCAGGGGTATGTTGGTTATTAAATCGGACGATGTTACAGAGCGGGAAGTTGGCTTGATTAGACAGCAATTCCAAGCCTCTATTAATGGGGCCAGCGCAGCCTTCCGTATGCCTGTCTTTGGCGTTCCTGAAAAGTCGGATATCAACTGGATGCCAATTGATGCTGGCTCTAGGGATATGGAATTTCAATACCTTTCAGACTCCAATGCCCGTACTATCTTGTCTGCCTTTCAAATCTCTCCGGAAGAAATTCCAGGTCTGGCCCATCTTTCCAGGGGTAGCAGTGCTCAAGACACCTCTGAATCTAATGGCGAATACATGCTTACCGCTCATAGAGATGTAGGCTTGCGCCCCCTGGTAAACATCTTTGAGACTTTCTTGAATGAACAAATCCTACCCCTTCTAGACGAAGAGGTAGCTCGCTATTGTACAGTTAAATTACTAGGATTAGAAGCCGATACCGCCGAAAAGGAATCAGTACGATTCCAAACTGACGGCCCCATCCACATGGAGTATGATGAGATCCTACAACGGGTAGAGAAACCTACTGTTGGTAAGGAATGGGGAGGTAAATTCCCTCTAAATCCTCAATGGCAGTCAATTATAGATAAATATCTATATGTGGATGAAATTCGTACACATTTCTTTGGATTGCCCCCAGATCCAAATTTCCACTACGTAAGGGACCCTTATAATTTTCAATTTCTCCAGTTTAATTTCCAAAAACAACAAATGGAAATGCAAATGAAAATGCAGGAACAAGCAATGGCCGAACAGGGAGCCCAAGCCCCTTCTTCTCCAGCAGGCGGGAGTATGAGCCCCACACCCCCTGGAGAAGAAGGAGTGAATGCACAAAACCTACCTAAAACCAAGGATCCCAACTATGTCAATGCCCAAAATGAAAAACCCAATATGGCAGTAAATGCCACAGAGGGTCAACTTTCAGAAGCTGCGGGGAAAGCAGGAGAAGCTTTTGGAGCTAAACCCTAATAACCTTGAATGGTGCCATCCCCGATATATAATTCCCTACCTGCGGTGGTTGTTACCCTGTGGGGGTCGTAGGGATTATTGAATGGATTATAGGTGGTTTCTCCAGCCAAAATCCAAACACTAGGTATATTTTGTGTGTATTGGGATTGAATTAGTCTCTGACATTCCTCTGCGGTTCCTTCGGCATCAACAATCGTACCGTCTGTTTTGGTTATTTTGATTTTCATAAGTTCCCTAAGCCTCTTCCATATAATAGTTATCTAAAGCGTCGAATTCTTCTTGATTGAATGTATTGTAAAGAGCATCCATCTGATTGGATAATTCTTCCATTTCATCCATATCCTCGCTTTGATTGGATTTATTTAATAAATTAATATACTTTACAACCTTGTCAGGGTAAGACATTGTGCGCTCCTATATACATTTGGGATAATACTGATTTAACCTTATTTCTGCCAGATAGAACCCTTATGTAGGGTATAAATAGGGATTCTATGACTAATTCTTTTGATGGTAGGTGCTTATCACCCTGGTCTCGCTCACCACAAGCCATACTTATATTTAACTTGATTTCTGGAGTAAAATCTAGGTGAAACTCATCGTTGTCTATATCTAGACGTTCGGATGTTTCATATATAATATTCATGCTCAAACACAAGGTATGGTCTCCAGACTTTTCCAGCACTCCATACCCAATAATCCTATCATCATATCCAAGGATTTTAATTAAATCAGAGTTAAACTTTGTAACGTAAGTTACATTTATACCAAATTCATTAAAAGGAATGACTATATTCCTCATTTCTTTGATTTTGGCTCTAGATAGGTCGAAGGCTTCGTTGGAGTTCATTGGTTACACGTAGTTTTTAGTGGTTTCATTTAACACATTGATATCTACATCTGGATTGGGAAGTAATTTAGCTATAATTTGAACTATTAGATCTACTTCTTGCTGAAAGATAGCATCCTTTTCCAAATCTTTCAACAGGTCGGTACGTATGTAGTCTGGATCTACTTCTCCCAGGAAGGTGACAGCATCCAACGGAAACCCTTCCTTGATAGCCCTGGCAGCTAAAACAACCAAGGTCAAATTGTAATCTCCATACAAAATGGAACCCTCCAGATACCCTTCTTGTAGTTGTTTGAAGATAATTTGGTTTAATTCTTGCTTTGTTTCTAGTTCTTTACGGCTCTTGGTGAAGGGGACTATATCTTTTAGTATTTTTAGTATATCAAAATGAGGATTTACGGCCATTCTTGTTCCCGTTCCAATTCTTCGTTATCCCACTCTTGTAATTCTTTGTTGTAGGTCTTTATATTCAATATACGATTAATTTCTAATTCGTAATGCTCCATAGTAATAGACCCCCTCTTTAGGGCTTCGGATATACTAAGCAACTCTTCATTTAGAGTTGATTGTTTCTGGTTTTTCATTATGCCTCTTGACAAACAAAATTACCAATAAGTAAAAAGCTATAAATGGGGTGGTAACAGCCAGGGAAATTACTCCTGTAGCTAACATTAACCACATCATAATTACTACTAGATCCCAATCCATTATTCACCCTTTAAAATTGCAATTTGTTTCTTTAGTTCCTGGTTTTCCAATTTCAATTGGTCTCTTTCTACTAATAAGGGTAAGTCTGGGGTATATTTAAGTAAATGTCCATTAGACCATACCTCATCTGGAGTGTTTGAAGTTAACGGTTCACCTGTTCTTCGTTCTATTACCCACTTAATTAATCCAGTATAACCGTCTTTTTCTATGATTTTAACCAAAGCAGGCGCGTCCATATAGTCTATTGATTCACAATCAGCGCATCCCCAGGCAAAAACATCATTTACCAATAGACCTAAACTTGGAACCCCATTATTCCATCCAGGAAGTCCAATCAGTACATGGTTTATGTCTTTTGTTCCACTTAAGAACGCATATTCATTTGCGCATAGCAAGTGGGCTGCCTCCAGCCATTTAACTCTTTCTTCTAGACTATTTTGCATATGTCTTTTGATGATTCGAGCAGTTCAATAGGTCGGCAGCGTATTTTACTCTGCTCTGCCTACACTCATCTATGTACTTACTGGCCATAGACATGGTTTTGGAGTCCTCTTCTAATTGTTGACCGCATGTCTTTATCGTTAGAGTGTATTGATCCATTCCCTGTACGTAGAGTTTGATAGATTTGTCGTAATTATGGATAGTTAATTGTTGAGCTATTATGATAAGTAGAAAGCTGATTATAATAATACTTTTAAGATATTTTAACATATTATAAACCTATAATTCCAGGGTAATTGGTGCGATTTTCGTTGGGAATGGTTTGACGGTAAGACTTCCAGCCCGTAAATGGGCCATGGCGCTCTGTGGGTTCTACGGGGGTTAGACTATGCTCTAAGGGTGAAAAGTGACCATTTGTGACTAGACTGCTAAATGTGGAACGGTCTTTTTCAATTACGGGTGAATTTGAGTCGTGGTTTTCATAGCTGACCCTAGCACACCTAGCAACACAGCATTCTATTGCTATTTCAAGGGGCAGGGACGCCCTTTCTAGCTCTGTTACATAGGGAAGGTGCCAATCCCCTGGTTTAACCAAGCGCGGCTGGCTGGCCTTGGCTGCGTCCGCCATCATGTATGCCAATTCCATGAATTCTGGCTGAGCGTCTGGATGGCACCGTTGCCATAGAAGATTGGACAGTTCCGTAGTGGTATATATTTGCTTTGTATACGAAAACGTATCCAACGGTCTGGAAGCAGTTTGCTTGTGTATTCCCAGCTTTTGTAGGTTTTCTACAGTTTTAGCAGTATATTCAATCAAATCTTCCCAAATTCCCTTGGCTTGGTTTTGTGTTTGAGGATCCACTTCTTCCCTAGCGGACATTCCGGGTTGATTTTTACCCCAATGATTCGGAATGAAGGGATTTGAACGTACAGAAGATAATCGTTTGTGCAAGGGTACAGCCCTAGATGAGGCTGTATTCCTTGCAGCCATACGATATGTGTTGATTTCTGGTAGAATTAGTCTTGGGAACGACAACTCCAAGGTAATAACCCTAATCCCTTGTTCAGATACACTATCCTGTATTACCTTGGAGTATGTAGACATTATTTGCCTGCGTCTGTACCTGCGCCTGAAACACCGGCATCTACAGTTACGGGTGTAGGGGGAGGAGGAACAGGAGTCGGGGGCGTGTTCGAGCAGCAAAGGCAGTTTAGTACCGCTGTTTCCTTTCCAGCCGTTCCAGCCTTGGTTGTTAGATAGTTACCCGAAAATCCATCCAAACAAACCGGAGCCTCATTTAGACCCTTTTCAGACCAACTCCAACCGCATTGATTGGGTACGTAACATACGTTGGCCGGAGGGCGTGTTTCTACCTTAGAAACTGTGGCGTTCGGAACGTTCCGAGTGCCGTATTTGTAACTAACGACTCCAACTAAGCTGATTGAAACTACCACAAGTGCCGTTAATACCTTATTATTCATGTTTGTTATCCTTTTGGTTGTTTGTGTTGGAAACCTTGAACTTCTTCATGACGAAAATAGCTACCTTCAGACACCCTATCACAAATCGACGGGCCATTCTACTGAAAAAGTTAGGGGTGTAGGGAACTACTGCTTGGGTTTGAGTTTTATCCAAACCGTCATTTAGTATTCCGGTTTGAATTAGGAATTTAACCCTATCTTCAGTTTGCCGAGTTGTAGACTGAAGTAGGGCCTTACTCACCTCATCTGTAGGCTGGGGCCACGGAATCATAGCATTGATATCAGCAGGAAGCACTTGTTTGTTGCGTTCCCTTATTTGGGAATATGATTTAAATAGAGTCTCGCTGCTAAATATGTTTCGAGTTGGCTTGTTTCCCTTATCGAACAGTTCCCGGCCAATATCTCCATCTAAAACAGCCAAACCCGTGTCTTCCGCCTTTTGTAGATCTTGTACCGGTACAAACACAAAGGTAAACATGGCCGACCTAGCAGGTTTGGGAAAATCAACATAAGCTAGTCTTATGTAACTGGGAGGAGCCATGCACCCAATAAAAGGAACCTGACGATAGAACTCATTTACAATGCTGGCGAATTCTTCCTTTTCCGATTCGGTAGGAGGGTAATTGGCCAAAAAGCTTAAATATACCAACCGATACTCTTTTGTGTCTATAAAAAGAGAATCATTGGTGTTTTTGACATTATATACTTTCTTTAGTTCATTTTTTACAACTGGACTAAATAGGTCTAAATTCAAAGGAAATAAGGTTAGGGGTCCCGGAGGTGACACCGCAATATCAGAAACGATATCTGCGGCCCCCTTCTCCAAGGATTCTATTGTTGATTTAAATTGTTCTTCATTTAATTGATTGGTATTTTTCATAGAACAGAACAATACCATACGGTTTTGGGGTTGTCAAGTGGGCTCTGTTGGAATATTATTGTATGCATAATTCTATATCATATCGTTTTCTTCCACAACCATCGGTCTTTACCGCAATCCCAAATACGGTTTAGGCCCATGATCTGTGTTGCCTCCGTCTCAGTCATTCCGTCTGGACATCCGATCTTTTCCTTGCGGTATTTACTTTTGTGCTTACGAAACGTGTCACTACCAGACTTGACATAAGAATAATCTGGTAGAGATGTATCTGTTAACACAAAATTTGCATTTTTATACATATTCCCTTGCGACCACCGTTTATCTGAAAAACTAACAATATCAGTTACATTGTTATTTTTAACAAAGTTAGACATCAATCGATCGAATCCGCCTGTTACTGCATATCCTATTTTGACACAATATCTATTTAATTCCCAAAAACCCGGTACCGAATAACCCTTTCTTTCCGGAGAGGAGGGTGAAAATGTCATGGCTGCTATAATCTCCCCATCCACCTCTAATACATATGGATTCCTGACGATATCTATTGATTGTATGTGATTTTCTTTGATAAATTCGGACACCTTGGCCGGATCTCCCGGTTTGACTATTCCATCTCTGGCACCAATACGCTTTATGTCTTTATGTTTTAATATGGCTTTAATATATCCTATAACTTGTTCTCTTTTTGTTAGCCACTCATCCGCAAATATGGTAATTAATCGTATACCTTTTGCTTCTGCTGACTTTAATTTATCTAAATGCCTATTCTTTGCATTCGGCTTGGCGTCGCTGTGCCAATATAGTCCGCAGTATTCAATTGCTACATTTTGTTCTGGTATGTAAATATCTAATTCTTTCCCATTGTCAAGAACACTTCTTGTCTTTTGAACATTATAACCTAAATCTTGTAGTAATTTTGCTATGTTACGCTCTTCTCTACTTTGTTCACAACCACAAGACTGTGCCCGTTCATAGGCTATTTCCCATAGCACAGCGGTAAACAAAGATCCACAAAAACACCTGAGTTCCACTCTTTCTGACATAGACGGAACGCGATCCGTATCTATGCGCTCCCCAACCAAAAGGAATTCTTTGTTTTTTGCTGACTGTCTGATGTCGCCCCAAGTGTATTTAGAGTCGCGCTGCATGTTGTTTTTGCGCGCTTCCTCGTCCAGTAGAATTTCACGTTTTACGCACTCCCTGGTTACGACTCCCTTGTCAATTCCAAAAAAGTCAGCAATTTCCTGACAGCTCTTTTTATCAACTAGTCGCATATTCGCTATAGCATCTAGGGTTGTCCTAGAACACGGAAGAAATACATGATCTTTTTGACTTTGACTTAGAGTTATCCCCTGTGTAGATAGGGACCATTTTATTTGTCCTAAACTATAACCGGTTTCTTTGGATATTTCTGGTATAGTTAATGGTTTATTTGTATCTCGTAGCAATCTAATAGCAGTATTAATTTCTTCTCGATTATCGTCAACCAAAATAGCACTTAATTGAGTTTTGTCTAACAATACACCCTCGTTACGACAAATATATTCAACGGTATCTTCTGATTGACCAGTCAGCATCGCAATTTCATAATATGAAGGAGTGTTTTTTTGTTTTCTGTAATCTGTTATAATTTTTCTAAGCTCATCAGAGTAAATTCTGCGAACTTCGCTCTGTCCTTGTTTGCTTAGATAAAATCCATTGTCGCTACAAATGGTACGCACCTTGTTTTCGTGTAATCCCAAAATGGTAGCGATTGATTTTTCAGAGCAATTGGAGTCTTTTAACTGCTTGATTTTGTTTATTGTTTCTTGTGAAACTGGTGTGTAATCGTGGGTAAGTCTTCCTTTGTGTATGTTTTCTCTGCGTGCTTCCTTGCTTAATTTAGCTCCATTTCTAGTAGATAGTTTATTTACCTGAGAAACAGTCAATCCAAGCGTAACGGCTATTTCTTTGGCTGTTTTTCCTTCTTTTTTTTGTCGTATAATTTCTGATTTAATTTCTGGTGAAGCTCGATACCGTTGTCCTGTGCTCTGTGTCATGTTGTTCCCATGTCTGATAGTTGTTTGTACAAATATTTTATTTTTATGATTTCAATAGTAACAAAACTGAAATGTCCTGTCAAGACAAAAGAAAACCCCGGTACTTTTTAGGGTGCCGGGGCAATCTAATTACTTGATTTTAATGGTTAAAATGTTGAAGCGATATTATCAAGCAACACATTCTTGCGGGGCTGATAGCCTCGAACGCAGAGGAAGCGGAAATGACCCTCAGGTTGGGATAAGTCAGTTACCGCTAGCTTTACTCGGCTGTATGGGCTTAGTTCGGCAAAGTCCCACGTATCTGATTGGAACGCAGTACCAGTAACGAAACCAGGGATACGATTGCCTAGGTCCGTAAAGGTTACAGTGGTCGCACCAGGGGTTACCGCTACGTTACCAATGAACTTGAACGTTGAACCACCGGCCGCAGTACGGAATACGCGGCAGAACTTAACCGGTTGCGTAACAGTGATTACAGAGGCTACTTGCTGACCGGCCGCAGTGATGGTCGCAGTAATGGCAGGTGATAGAACTGATTCACCAATTTCATTAACTGAGGTCGCCTTGTATTGGTAAACATCGCCCGCATTGAACGCCGTGCTGCCTGACGTAATGCTCGCAGCGCCCATGGAAGGAGCCGCAGGGCTGTTCGCACGAGTCGGATCAGGACCAGTACGGCCTGAGAGGAAGCGTGACGCGGTTAGACGCATCGTGCCACCTGAAACCCATTGCCTACGTAGATCCGCCCCGGTCGCGTCTTGAGGTGAGTTCGCTAAGATAATGCGTTCTTTGCCTAGAGCGATCTTGTTGTACGCTGATAGCGTCTTTGGATCTAGGAGGAATTCATCGGCTGAACCCATGTTCATCGCTGAACGAACTGAGCAGTCCTCTAGGTTGGTTTGCTGTAGAACCGTGCCGCATTGTAGAACTACCGTGTCATCGGAACCATACGCACCGAACATGAGGTCGTGGGCGTTACGTTGTGAGTCTGATTGACGAACTTGAACGGTAACACCGCTCATATTCGCTAGGGACGGGATAGCGTTCGGGTTACCATCAAATACGCCCGCATTGCTAAAGTCGTCCTTGCCGCGCCAACCGTCGAACTCGATATCGCCAGCGATTTTCTTGGTCGCATCTGACGCAGCGCGTTCCTCGTTGCCCTTGCCATCGACCGTATCAACTAGCGTCGCTTGGAGGGTAACCCTACGAATTGAGGAGTAGTAGCTCATAGGATAAACGATACGAACGAACGAGCTTACTTCCTCTTGACCGATCGCACCTTCGATTACAGCTGAACCACCAAAGATACCGTAGCTTAGTTGACGATCAAACTGAGCGGTAGTAGCCTTAATCGGCTTAACTTTGAGTAGCTTCTGGAGACGAATCGCATCGTCACCGAAAGTAACTACATGCATTACGTCCGAAAGGTCTTCGCGTTGTAGCGCGGCACCTTGGGTTAGAGTGGAAGGAGCGGCATTGTAATTGCCCGCTTCTAGGGCTTTCGTTAGATCCATTAAAGTTTGAAGTGCGTCCATGATATTTCCTTTGTTCCTTTATTAGAGGTGTATTGCTAAATTATGACAACAGATGCTTAATTGCTGAAACGTCGATTTCGCCTAAGAAGTAATGCATGACCGTATCTAATTCGTGTTTAGATAGGTTTCCTGATTCTACTTTCTTGTTAAGAGCAGTACGTATTTCGCTCTTGCTAAGCGTAGGGACTTCTTCGGGCGTCTTAACGTCTATACCAGTAAATGACTTACGCATCGGCTGGGTGATCTTGTTAATGGCATTAATCGCCATATCTAAGGTCTTGGAGAGGTCAACAACCTTGGTCTCTAATTCTTTATTAGATTTCTTTAGGTCGTTAATTTCCGTTTCTGATTTCATTGCTGGAGCCGGAGCCGGAGCAGCCGCAGGAGCAGCAGGAGCCGCCGCAGGGGCTGGAGCGGGAGTGCCGCCCATACCTTGAGGAGCCGGAGCCGCTGATTGCGCCATTTTGGCTTCAATAACTTGCTTGATAGCCATAAAGTGGGCTTCTAGGCTTTGTGGGTCTAGTTTTCCATATTCGGCTGATAGTTGTTCCGGGGTAACACCCTGATCTTGCGCAGGATCTTGCCCAGGGGCCGGAGGTAGACCCGCATCAGGCGTCATTCCGGTGTCGGCAATGGCGTTATTCGGATCTTCTGAAGGCCCCGCGTCCGGAGGACCACCGGCACCACAAGTGGGGCAAGCAGATCCCCCAGCCGGAGCTTCTGATTCACTAGCCGGAGGAGCACTAGGAGAAGGACTCGGAGCTTCCGCAGTCTCGCTAGCTTCGTCAGGAGAACCTTCAGACGGAGCGCCAGCCCCATCCTCGTCCTTGGCTAAGGCCGCAGTTCCTTCGCTTTGGCTCTTTTTGAGAGCATCAGCGAAGAGATTGTGGGCCTCCTTAACGAGCGTATCAAGCTCTGATTTAGTAATATTTTCGAAATCCATATATACCTTTCTTTTCCGTAGCTTTTATTAGCTTTGGTTGGTGAGAGGATTGTATTGATCGATAACGAAGGAGGGTGAGAGTTGCGTGGCGGCTAGTACGTTGGCTGGGGTTGGAGCAGTTCCGGCCGTGGTTAGAACGAGCGTAACGCGCATGCCAGTTCCAATGCAGTCACCGATAACTTGTAGACGAGCAGCTTCGTTGGTCCAAATGGTGTTATTGCTGGTGTGGTAGTTTTCGAAACCCATTAGGAGTTGGTGAGGCGTATATACTTCCTGCGCGTTGCCAATTGAGTTGTTCCAAACGTTTGACGCAACGCCCGTGGTGAGATTTAATTGCTCTGGTAGGAGGATGAGTGACGCTGAGTTGCTATTGCTGCCTGAAGCTTGGGTACCAATTAGGACCGCAGGCTGAACTGAGCCAGGGCCGCTACCAACAGTAATGGTAGTATTGGTTACAGTGATATTCGCCCCGGATGAGCCTTGGCCTTGTAGGCGAAGGCTTAGGTCGTTGGCTAGCTGAGCAGCTACGTTCATTGCTTTAAAAGTGGCCATAATAGTGTTTTCCTTTAGAAAGTGTGGTTAGGGCTTCTTGCTTACCCTGACCTACAACATAAGTTTGAGATATAATTAGGGAAACAATTTTAGTAACATGGAAAAAACATACCCCCAAACCAAGATTTGTGTTATTTGCAAAAGAGAATTAGACACCAAGAAGGATTTTTACGTAAGAGATATTGATTCTAGTTGCCCTAGAAGTGAGTGTAAGGCTTGCTTTATTATCAATAAGAGAATGCGCAAATATAATAAGTTTTGTTCAGAGTGTCATCTACCGTGCCGTCCAAAACGTAACGGTAAATGCTATAAATGCAACAAAAGACAAGGGCTACGAGAATGCTCCCGGTGCTTTCAGTTGCTTTCTTATTATTTGAGCTTTTACAAGGATAGGGGTTCTGTATGCAAAAAATGCTATCTAAAGGGTCTAAGGAAGACTCGTAAGAAGGATGCTTTTGAACAGTTCTATGAAATACTATCCAAGTTTATGTAGGTGTTTATCCCACATCTGAGGCAAAATTGGTTAATGTGTACAGAGATTTAATTCTACGCATTATATCGTCGTATTGTTTAGACATGTTATCTATGGCGTTCTGATAAACCTGGGGTCCAGATGAGGATGTACTTTGATTCATCCCATCCAACCCTAACGATTGACTATTAACCAAAGCCCTAGTGGCTTGTAATTGTTGTAGAATTAGACAAGAAGCCTTTAGTCCTATAGCTTCATTAAGGATGTTTGGAACCAAACTGTCAGGAAAACCGACAGTATACTCAACGTAGAAATAGTTGGTCAGCCAGCTGTTACCAGCCAAGCCATTACCCAGCCAAAAGATACCCCCTCCAGCCCCATTGTTATTGGTAGCGAATTGACCCTGAGAATAAACTCCAACCCCTATGGCTGTAAGCGATACCACTCCAGCGTATAACATCGAAGTATCTATCCACTCGTTAGGGAATATGTATTGGTCTATTTCTTGTCCACCGATACGAATAGACAATTGCTTAATGCTATTTACTGGCAAAGACTTTAACTTCATGTAGTTTTGTGTTTTAAATAACTGATAATCATATGGTAACTTATCGGTCATTTGCTTTTCCATTATATTTAGACCAGTGGCTTCTATAATGGAAATTGCCCTTTCGATCTGTTTAAATATAATAGTGTCCGACATCGCTTGTTTTTGTCCGGTAGTTGGATTTGGGAACGGTGAAACTAATGGGATCCCCCAAAGATACTCATCCCTTATTTGTTGGGCGGTGATTAATGGACCGCAATTGCTAAAACCACTGGAATTAACCTCTCCAGGTTGAAACAAACTACCTAATGATGGCTTAGCACCTTGTTGATTGGACATATTTAATTAAA